AAGTCATCGACGCGTGGTTCCTCCAGGGGCATGGACGACGGCAAGTTCAACGCTGACGAATACGCCATCCTCCAGTTGAATGTGTTTCGCAAACGAGATAACCCGAAACTCGACGACCATGAGAAACGAATCCATTCGGTATCTGTTTCACTAGACCTGTGCAAGAACAAGCGTCCTCCCTGCGAGATAACCAACCCGCCAATCGACTACTTCATGGACCCTCGCTGCGGCATGGTTCGAGAATACTTCGACTCTGACATACCAGGCCAATGGATGATGTAACCGAAGAAACAGTGGCAATGTTTGCGGCCCTCCACGAAGGAGGCCGCATCGCCATCAACTACGGCAGCATCAAACCTCTCGTAGACGCCCAGGGCGCCCCATACGCAGCAACAGGGGAGCCGTACGAAGACGCAATCAGAGACCACCTCAACGACGAACCACCCATCGGGGTGTACCCACTGTTCCGCAACGACGACCACGGCGGCAGATGGCATGTCAACTGGTGCGCAGTCGACCTCGACGAAGGCGAAGGCGACCTCGTCCACGCCAAGAACCTGAAACTGCTACTCAACAAGTTTGGGATCACAGCGTTCATTGAGCGTTCCCGCTCCAAAGGATTCCACATCTGGGTGTACCTGAAACAACCAGTAACCGCTGTCCTGGCGCGTGAAGCCCTGTTCGGAGCATGCGAACTCATTGATGTACCAACCAGAGAGGTGTATCCGAAACAAACAGAACTCGACGGCAAAGGATACGGCAACTGTTTGCTACTTCCGTTCCCCAACATGTCGAACCCTGGCCGACAGGTCATCCTCGACGAGGACGACAGCCCGACAACCGTTGCACGGTTCACGCATCTGGCGTGGACAACCAGGGCACCCGTCCACTCGATACAAACCCTCCACTCGCTACACAAGGAACGACACCTCAGGAGGGCGAATGCTTTCCTCGACGAGTCGGGTGTCGGCGCCATCCAGGGACGTGACGACAAAAACTTCAAATACATAGCGAGACAGATATGGGAAGGCGACGTTCGAGAAGACAGGTCAAACGCCCTGTACGCCTTCGCCTGCTCCCTGTTTCGCCAAAACTACAGAGATGACTCTGTGTTCCGTTGGTCTGCCGCCCTGGATGAGAAGATCGGCAAGTTTGTTGGCCGCTCCGACCGCGAGAAGCGTCTGCATGAACTCGTTGAACATGCCAAGATCGACACTGACGTTGGGAGAGATTGATGCCGAACCCGTTGACACACAAGTTCACGGTGCATACCAGCCCCAGGGTGAAGGGGCGTCCCCGTTTTGCGCGGGGACGCACGTACACGCCGAAGGCGACGATAGATGCCGAGCAGATAATAGCGGAGGCGTACAGTGGGCCGAAGTTTGAGGGGCCTGTGTCGTTGTCGTGTGTGTTTCAGAAAGACAAGATCATTATTTCGTTGACTCCGTTGGCGGTTGAGAAGTCGCCGCTTCGTGGTGACGTATCCAACTATTTGAAACTTGTCGAGGATGCTTTGAACGGCTTGGCGTATGACGATGACCGCCAGGTGCATCGTCTTGTCGGGAAGAAGCGGTAATGGGTAACAGGCTGCCAACCAACTGTTCTGTTTGTTACGGTGTGACGGATTGGGGGACGTTCAGGGCTGAGGCTGGGAAAGATCCGACCTGTGTCTGTTTAGACGAGGACAGGGTGTTTCTTTTGGAGGAGAAGGCGTGGGATGAGTTTGTTGCGATGGTCGACGACGACCGCCCCAGGTTCCTACCTGGGTTGAAGAAACTGATGGATCGAGCGGTGCCGTGGCTGATTGGTGATGTCCACGAAGCGGATAGTGCATCTCAGGATGCGGATGTACAGGCTGCACCTTGTGGAACAGACGAAAAGTTACAGGCTGCACCTTGTAGTTGCGGCAAGTACCGCTTCCCAGCGTTCGAGTTGGAGACATTGGACTGGTCGTGGGGGCCAATCACGGACGACGACGGCGTGCATGAGGCCGACAGGTGCCTGTTCGGGTTGCGGGAGCCGTCCGTTCAGGAGTCTGGAACCCACCCATCTGGTATCGCAGTAGAGATTGTTGGGCGATCATTCGACACCATCGAAGTTGCGCCAGAAAATGTCGTGCAATGGGATGAGCAGATGTTCACCCTTCAGGTGAACTGGGATGACTGGTGCAGAATCGAACGAGGCTTAGACGATGCCTTCGATCACACCCTCAACACATCTGTGGACATGGAGCGTACCGAAAACCACGAACTGGCGGAGTGGTTTACGACTGAGGCTGATCTGTGTCAGGAGTTGAAGCGCAGGCTGCTCCTTGATGTGGAGGCCCAGCAATGATCGTTAGTGCATTACTTATCGACCTACAAAAAAACTGGAGTTTCTTTGCACCTCCTGTCAGAAATGAAACAACCGTTGCCTACATGACGGCTAAGACACGGTTGCACATTGCTGCCGCTAGCGGAAGGGATATGAAATGACCGATGAGCCGTTCCCGTGGGAGGCTGTGTATCGGGCACTCGTCAACCGTGTCTGCGAACTAGCCGACCAATACCCGGTGTCAGCCAACCGCCTCCACCCCGAACTCGCTACACTAGCGAGAATCCACGGCGAAATCTGCGACCGTGAACCCAACGAAAGGAACACCCCGTGAGCATCAAAGCACGCCCACAAATACGCCTAGCAGCACCCTAGAGGAGATATGACCGACAAAGCCATGGTCAAGTTGGTGGCCATGTACCGCCAACACCACAACAACATTACTGAGTTAGACAGTGAAGATATTGAGTCCGATGCCATCATGTGGATGATGGAAGAGGTTTGGGCTCTGCGTGCAGAGATCAGAGAGTTACGAATAGCAACATGGGCATTCCAGCCCAAAACTTAGACCTTAGAAGGAGGTCATCATGCCATTACCAGCAGCAGCGTGTGCTAACTATCGGCCCGAGGGTGTCGGTGCTTGTTCCGGGGATGTGAAATTCCATGTCCGATACCGTGACGGGCGACACTATCCCCGATGCGAGATCCATGCAAAGGCATGGTATCGCAGGCTAGGCTTGTAATAGAACCGCAACATTCAAATACTTGACACGAACCCAAAGGTTCGATACACTACCCCTACTGGCACGGAAATCCTTCCGGTCAGTTACCGTAAATACACGAACAGAGGATAACTATTATGGCTACGTCAGTAGCAACAGAGTTGACCAAGATCGTTCCTACGGTTGTTGAGATCGAAGTTGAGGGTCTTACGCCCTTGATCTGCAATAACTTTTCGGAAAAGATCAAAGAGCAGATCAGGCAGGCACAGGCTGGCAAGAAAAAGTTGCAGTTGCCGAAGAACCCTGCGGAACTGTTTGAGGGTGCGAAGTACCTGCTCCCCGACGGCTCCTACGGCTTCCCGGCTGCGGGTTTCAAGGGCGCTTGTGTAAGCGCCGGTCGTTTCTTCAACGGCGTCACCATGACGGCATTGCGTCAGGGCATCTTTGTCCACGGCGAGGGTCCGGACCAGTTGGTTCGCCTCACCGGGTTCACCGATGAACCGATCATGCGCGAGGACGCCGTCCGCAACGCTACCGGGGTCGTTGACCTTCGGTACCGTCCCATGTTTGAGAAGTGGGGCGCAACCATCAAGGTTGAGTTCATTCCTTCGATCCTGTCGTTGGACAGCGTCATCTCCATCGTGGATGCAGCCGGTATCGGCGGTATCGGTGAGTGGCGTCCCACGGCTCCGAAGAGCAACGGCGACTACGGGCGTTTCCAGACCGTAGACGGTGGTGTGAAGGTTCTCACCGAAGAGGAAGCGGCTGAGTAATGCGCGAAGTAACGGACACAACAGAAGAGGTTGTTGTTCCTCGCAAGACAAACGTTGACCACATCAACGATATCATCACAGACCTTCAGTCTGCTGGTGTCACCCCGGAGGAACTGGTTGAGGTCGCACGCGACCCGGAGCATCCGCTCCACGACCGGTTCACATGGGATGTTGATGAGGCTGCCTACCAGTACAACATCATTGAGGCTCGCAAGATTCTCCGTGAAGTCCTGCTGATTCAGGCAGGCGGATCAGAAACGGTCCGTGCGTTCGTGCCCATTGAGGTCGTGACGGGTCGCAAGGAGTACGTTCCCACGAACGTAGCCTTGAAGAACGCTGTCGGTCGGGCACAGTTGTTCAACCGGTACCGTTCCACCTTGCGTGGATACCGGGCGGCTCTCTCCGCCTTTGAAGAGTTCACACCAGTCCTCGCAGCAATTGAGGATCTGCCAGAACTCCCCAAGGACGAAGAGTAACAACAGAATAATGGGGAATGTGGGGAGAGGGTGGTTTGCTGAGAGCGCCACCCTCTCCCTTCCCCCGTTGACACGGCAGTCGGGGCATCGATGGGCGAGGTAAGGCAAGGCCGGGTCAGGCATGGCAGGCACGGTTGGGTAGCATAGTCGCTACCCGGATAAAACTATCTGAAAGAGGGGAACCATTATGGGTTTTACACCAAGCGGTGGACCTAAGAACCGGTTCAAGAAAGCCAACAAACAAGCAAGCCGCGCCCAAAAACGGGCCGAATTCATAAAAGAAGCAGAAGCCAAGAACGCCGAAGGCCAATACTTGTGCGCCGACTGCCGACTGTGGTACACAATCGAAGACTTCAAATATAAGCACAACGGCGAAACCAAAGTCGCCCGACGATGCGAATCCTGCCGACGGGACAGAAGAAGAGGAAGAAGATGAAACTCAAAGCATTCGTGCTACTAGCAATAATCTCAACCATCGTCATGGCAGCCCCAGTAAGCGCCCATCACGATCAGGTCTACGCGCCATGCGACCCCGAAGACACCCGACCGCTAAACGAACAGGTCTGGTATCAGGACTACCAAAGCGGAACCGCTCTCCGATACGACGACCCGTGGTGGGGAGAAAAGCCGGGATCAGGTGGCTACACAAACTGGGAACACCAATGCCGCCTCGGCCAAACCGGCGTATGGCAAGCAGCCCCAATCCCGCCAACGGTTCACCCACCCGACTACGAAGTCGAAACCCGGCAAACAAAAACGCCATGCATCAGAAAACTAGAAACAACAGTTGACCGCCTGATCGCTGAAGGCTCCATCGCGTCCACAAACATCACCGTCACCGACCACGGCGTATTCCTCTACGGCGGCACTTCACCCATACCACTCGTAGAAACAGGCATAGTGACCGAATGGGCGTTGGGTCACGACGGATACGGGCGGCACTATCAGAACACCTACTGGGAGCATTTGTTCGACGGCGTGTCGAACTGGAACTTCTGGAAACTCCAATGCACCCCAAGCATCCCCACAACAACTACAACCAGCACCCCACCCACGACAACTACACAGCCTGCGGTGGAGGATCCGGCCCCGGAACCGACCCCCTCTATTCCGGAAGAGCCAGATCCTTCACCGCAACCCCCACCCGAACCACAACTAGAACCCGAAGAAGCCCCAACACCCGAACCGCCAGCCAACATAGACGACTACGACCTATTCGACGCCGAATGGGACGGATACCCCTTTGAACAAACAATCCTCCTACTAGAAGAACGATACCCACCCGGCACACCCAACAAAAATCACTTCCGCCTATCCGTAGCCGTGGAATTCCTACGCAACGGAGGCATGATCAAAGGACTAGACAACCTATGGGACAGCCCCGCATAACCAACAACACACATCACTAAAAAATATTTTTCAAACAAGGCCACCCAGCCCCGGCTGCTACCCTACAACGTAACCCTTAAACACACAAGACCGCTACCCTCAGACAGGACCAACATGACAGAAGCACCAGCACTAGAAGAAGAAACCCAAACAGAAGGATGGATCGCCCAAGCAACCACACCCATAGACACCCTCCTACAAGAAATCCAAGACCTCCTAGCCCTAACCAACACCAGAGACATCTTCACCAGCAACGACATCCAAGACCGAATGCTAGACATGCACAACACAGCAACAAAAATCGCGCCCAAAATACCAAAAGCCCCCCACGACCAAAACTAATGGAAACAAAACAAGTCAAAGAACTACAAATAGGCGACAAACCCATAGGACCACAAACAGGCAACACCTAACCATCACAGGATAGAAACAATCAGTCATCTTCGGATGGATAGCAGCCAACACCAAATACGGCCAACTCTACCTAGACCCCGAAGCCACCGTCCAAATAGCAACCGGATAAAACTATTCTAGAAAAAGCGAACACAAAAAAAATGCCACAAACCTCCCCCCCCACTGTTGGAAGTTCGGAAATGTTCGGGGCTGATTCGGTTTTGCTATGTTACTCGTCGGTAACTTGAGATGTTACTCGTCGGTAACTTGAGATTTCGCTGGTTATGGCGAGCGATTTTTTGGTCGAACAAGTGTTCGGTTACCGGTCGGTAACTTGTCGGTTGGACTTGGTTCGCTTCCCGTAAGTTACTCGTCGGTAACCTGCGGCTCAACCGGGGCTACATACCTTCATGTTTGATCGTCAATGCTTTGACCATCTCTCCGAACGTATGTTCGGCCTTGTCCTCAGCCCCTTCGGATCGCCTCTCGCAGCGCCTCACCGTGGGTCTTATGCTTCGACACTTCGACGTTTCGATTGCCGGTGTCGATGACGAGCCATCCGCCGTCGGGGTTTGGTTTGATATCGTATCGTTCTGACATGCCCGGTAGTTTAGCAAACCCTGATCGTCTTGTCAAGTCTCTTGCTAGTTGAATCGCCTCGCAATAGGCGAGCGTATAGGCGAGCATAACCCTTGATATTCTCTATCCCTTCTGCTATACTAATACTCATGACATACGAACCGCTTATCTCATACGAGACACTACACATGTTGGTACTCGCCATGCTCATGACTTGCTTTGCTATCCCTATCGGTAGTTTGCTTTGGTCATGGATCGTGAGGCTCACCAAACTAGACCACGACAAGATCATCGTTCCCTCACACGACTTCGGTCCTGAGGAAGATCACATCCGAATCATCGACACCGATAGGCAGCCCTACGACTGGGCGAAGGAGCGAATCATCGACACCGATAGGCAGCCCTACGACTGGGCGAAGGAGATTGACTAATGTTGCCCGAAGAACTACAGGAACGCATGGACAACTTTGCCCAATGGAAGGCGATGTCATCCCGACAACGCATCGACCTATGGGCATGGAACAAGACGGACACCGATCACTTCTCGCACAAGTGGTCTTTCCCCATGTTCTCCACATCCACATCGACCATCGTGTCAGCGATCTCTCGTCGCCGGGACGCCATGACAGCAGGCGAGCATGACTGACGAGGAAGAGCCTTGCGAGGAATGCGAAGGCGCAGGATGCAAATACTGTGATGCTCAAATGGCATACGACGACTACTGCGACCGTGATGAACAGGCGATGAAGGATGGAGAACGATGACCTATTCCACCTACGACTTGACAAAGTATTACCAGACTGGCATACTAGAGCAAACAACTAACTTAGAAGAGGAGTGCCCGTACTGTCACGGCGAGTCGCCATCCGGCGACGGCCTGACCGAATGCGGCTTCTGCACATGAACAACCTAGAACAACGACAACGATGCTTCCCACCTGAGCCTTCGGGACTACTCAACACCGAAGGTGCTAAGTGGTGGAGGACCGTCTGTCAGATCACACCGAACATCTACCTATCCGGCGATCTGCCGCACGGCGAGCGTGCGTTGCCGCATCTCCGAACTTGGGTAGAGGACCACGGCATCACGCACATCCTAGATGTTCGTGAGGAATACTCGGACGAGGCTTTGGTAGCAGAGGCGTACCCCGATGTGGGATACGTCTACCTTGGCACGCACGACGACGGCGGGAGTCAAGCCCCGTCATGGTTCCATGCGGGCTGGGATGCGTACAAAGCCATCATTGACGAGAACCCCACGGCGAAGGTCATGGTGCATTGCCACATGGGGATCAACAGGGCACCGTCAATGGTGTTCTACCTGATGCTCATGGAAGGCTACGGGACTACACAGGCTCTAACCATGATCCGTCACAACCGTCCCATCGCTGCCTGCTTCTACGCAGAGAGTGCTTGGGAAACATACTTCAAAGTAGAACCAGAGAACGCTGACGAAGACGGCGATCTCCTTATCGAATGCTTCTTCTTTGAGAACGACATAGACTTGCACAAGGTGATCCATGAGATCCGGCAGGTCGAATACTTGTAGCAAATAGTTGCGTTTCGCAACCGGCTACGATAGCCTCAAGATCTGAGGCACGGACCAGTATCGGTCCGGCACAAGCAAGAAGAGGAAAGAACCATGCAGGAAGTATCACACTTCAGGTTCCCAACGAATACAGGTGGTAAGTCCAAGTACGATTGGGACACCATCTTGAACGGCAAGACTTGGGAACTGTCTCAGGGCGTTGACTTTGAGATGGCTCCCCGGACTTTCGTGGCGCATGTCCACGGGACTGCCAAGCGTCGTGGCCTCAAGGCCCGCACGCACACGAAGGACGAGCGCACGATCATCGTGCGAGCGTACAAGGAGAAGGTCGAAGATACCGGCGCTGTCAACGTCGCCTGATCTTCGGTCCCATGTTCGTCGGGGGTGTAGGGTTGGCACATGTCAACCCGCATCCCCACGAACATCTCCGAACCCCTGTTTGACAGCCTCTCCGACGCGTATCACGCGACAACCGAAGCCTTCCTTTCCGGCGACCATGACTTGATGGCCGAAGGCTTGACATCGTTGCAAAGATGTGTTACACTATGCAACAAGAGGATAGGTGAGTATCTTGGACTTCAAGATTCAAGGTTATCGTGACGACCCCGACATTCTAGCCAAGGCGCAGTTTGTCTCCGATGGTCAGAAATACGAAGTCATGGTCGTAGCCGCGCCCGCCCCGGCTGTGAACCAACAAGTCGTCCCCGAAGTGATCGACTTGGAAGAAGAGGGCGATGTGAAACGACTGCTTGTCACTTTCGACGGCGACCGAATGAGTCAAGAACTTGACCGAGCCATTCGTCAAGCGAAAGAAGAACTAGCCAATGTCGGAAACACGGACGACTACGACACTCATGTCGGGACTGCCGGGGCTTCGGTGATCACGTTGTGGTTGAATCGAAGCATGGAAGCAGCGAAGTCTCACATCCGAAATGGCTAAAGTAATCTGCGAGTTTTGCAGCGAAGAACTTGATTCTCGTTATTCAGCAATGAAGCGTGTGCTGTGCTGGATCAAACCGGGCAAGAAGTCGGGGATGAAACTCGTCCAAGAATGGGACGGTTGGGCGCACGTTACTTGCATCGACATCGAAGCAAAGAAGTCGAAGAACCCCCAAGGTGAGGGACCGACCCTCTTCTGACCGGGACTTGACAAGTCAGTTCCAATCTGCTATACTACAGTCATGGACACTTCAATACTAAAAGAATTTCCCCAACTTTTGAACTCCCCGTGCGAACGGAAAACCAAGTTCGGCATGGCCCGATGCGGGTATTGCACCACGGCTCGTTCGATAGCGAACGGTATGGCATTCGTCGTGAAGGGCGAGCGCCTTTCCATGAGGGACGGCATTGCCTACAACCTTGCCATTTGTGCAAAGCGTCTGGAGCAGTCCCGTCTTGACGACCCCGGCGATCCGATTGACGAGATCCGACGCGAAGGCGGGCGTATTCTAAAGAAGGGCACCAACGTTTTCGTGCAACTCAAAGCGAAGAAGGGGACTGCCCGTTCCGAAGGTTACGTTGTCGAATGCTACGAGAACAACAAGGTTCGCATCTTTGTCAACGAACTCGGGACTACCAAGGTTGTTCCTGCCGATGAGTTCGTGATCGGACGCAAAGGCACCACGAAGAAGGACTAACTTGACAAGTCGTAAACCGTGTGCTATACTTATAGTATTGCAATCGGGATGACCGGATGAGTTTGTCCGTATCTGGTGAAGGCCACCCGTTATGAAAGGAAAAACGGACGAGTTACGCAGTTTCTGCATCGGTAAGTCCAAGTGCATTGGTTGATGCAGGAGAGAAGCCCCCGCCTATGACCTCTGGTCCCGTGCGGGGGCTTCTTTATTTGTTGTCCCACCAAGTCAGCACAAACAACACGGCGAGGGGAGCGATACACGCAACTGTAATGATTTCTAACCACACGGTAAGCCCCGGACTTGACAAACGACTTGCTTTGTGCTATACTAATACACAGGAGGAATAACTTATGACTACTATTTACTACGATGACGCCTATGTCGGGACTGGTGCGGACTTCGATACCACCCGTAAGTCGGCAGATATCGCCAAACTCATCAATAAAGATTGCTGGGTTGACATCGAACTGGCCGAACCGACAGCACAATCGTTGGCACGGGCCGAAAGTTTGATCCTTTCGATGCTTGATTCCGAATACGCCCACGCGTTGGCGACTGGCGAACCACGGAATCTTGCTGAATCCAACGGATTTTCGTGGGACGAAGGCATCTGGAACATGGCCGTGCATTCCACGGCGGGAGTTCTGAGTGCAACCGACGACGCCCTCGCTGGCGGACTCAATCACAGAATCCACGGAAGCCTTTCTTCGGGACTGCATCACGCAACCCCGTATGCGGGCGAGGGATTCTGCACGGTCAACGGACTTGCGATTGCTGCCTACTTTGCTCGCCATTACCTTGGCTTGAAGAAGAAGGTGTTTATCCTTGACTTCGACGCGCATTGCGGCGGGGGAACGATGCAGTTCATGAACGAGTTTGGGATGGACTGGGTGGAACAGTACGACGTTTCAACCCAAGCGTTCGACACCTACAGGCCGACGAGTCCCGATGAACTCATCATCGTCAACGACAAAGAGGAATACCTGTCTACTATAACAGACTTGCTGAATCGTGTCAACTTTGACAACTGCGGCTTGGTGTTGTATAATGCAGGAGTTGACCCGTTTCCTTGGATCGGCTTCGACACGTTGGCAGAACGTGAGCAGATTGTGTTCAATCACCTGCGGGGCTTGGGCATCCCGACGGCATTCGTGCTGGCGGGTGGCTACGTCATGTCCGGTTACAGCCGGAACTCGTTGGCCCACGCGCATCTGAACACGATTCTGGCTGCAAATGGTGATACGTCGGTCGGTAACCCTGACTTGACATTGACTGGCTGATCTGCTATACTAGAACTAAGGAAGTAGGAGGGTGTACGCACACCGAATAACGGTACGGCCAAAAGCGGTACTGCGGGTGCTTAGCCCAGCCGTGCCTGTAGTGGGTCGAAATCACTAGACGTATCTAGTTAGGTGGCACCCTCCTGCCTCCCCCTACCCCATAAGCCCCGAAAGAGAGAGAACGATGGAACCTAGACAAAGACACATCGGTGAAGAACGAGACTTTGAAGAAACAGCATGGGCCGACGACGCAGCATGTGCGGGCCATCCAACTGAAGTATTCTTCGTTGATGTTGGGAAGTCATCCAACATTCCGATTGCGAAAGCAATCTGTCGGAGTTGCCCAGTTCAGAAGGAATGCTTGGATTACGCCTTGCGCCAGAAGGAAGAGTTTGGCGTTTGGGGCGGGGCTACACCGGCTGAACGTAACAACATCCTGCGTTTGAGGGCCATTGACTTGAGTCATGTGGCTGACTTGACAAACGACTAGAAAGATGCTATACTAATACGCATGAACAACTACAACGCTAACCTAATCAAATGGGCGTGCGAGGAAGTGGACAAGCAGGGCGATAGTGCCCTATCTGTCCCCGGCTTCCTCACCGCATGGGACTTTGCCCATGCCACGCCGTATCCGTTACAGAAAACCATCAAGTGTCTAAACGCAAGGGTTCGCGATTCGGTTCGGATCGCAACCTATCGGACCACACCGGTCACGTTCCTAAACGGAAACACCGGAGCGAAAGCCGATCAGATTCCACGACTGATGGATCAACTTTGTGATTCAGACTTGTGGGACACGGATCGTCAGGCATTCGTTCTGGAGTTTCTAAAGATTCATCCGTTTGAGGATGGAAATGGACGAGTGGCAGCGATTCTGATGAACATGGAGCGGTCGTCCTTTACCTTTCTCCCCGTTCCCACCGAAGATGGTTGGGACGAGGGTTACGGTAGTCAGGTCGAACTCATTGACTTTGAGGACGATGAGCATGGCTGTGGACGGCCCGTCATCACGATGAAGAACGTCTAAAGGAGAGGGTGGGGAGAAATCCCCACCCCTTCTTTACATTCCTAGACCTAAGCCTCCTTGTAAAGAACATGGAGAGGAAACTATGAGATTCATTAAGAACTATCAGACAGGTGAACACCTGTGGACTAAACCCATGAAACTCCCGCGCACAGTGCGGGGCCAACTCGCCTTTGTCAACGATCTCCACACCAAGATGATGATCGACTTTCACGACAAAGATCACGAACTGTACAACCCCGAATACGGGTACGGTCGTGGAGCGAAGGGAATCAGCAGGGATCAGGTTGCCACATGGCTTCAGGAGTGTATGGAGAAGAGCGTGCGTTCCAAGAAGAAGGGCAAGCGTCCATCTTGGAGGAACTTGTGGCTGATGAACTCCCCCGTTTACGTCTGGTTTATGGGACGGAAGCCTTGGTGGGGACTTTGCTTGGACTGCGGGCGAGGCTTTGAGGGCAAAGCCCTGCGTCGAAAGGAAATGTATTCGATGATGGGTGCCCGTCAACCCGGCAAGTGGATGACCGCACCCGGCGCCTGCTTGGAATGCGCGAAAGCCCCGGCATGACGCACAGCCAAAGCAATGTGGACGTTATCTTCTTTGAGGAAGAGGATCTTCTTACCAGAATCCAGATTCGTGAGTGGATCGAAGCAATCTCAGACGACGGCGAAGATCCACGGGACTACTTCATCTCTGTGATGGAGGATCAGCATGTGTTCCCGCCGATTTGGTGTGAGAACTTGTTCGGCAAGGATGACTTGGATCGGACTTGACTTTGTCACACCCGAATGATAGACTATTGGTTCGTGGGGGAGAACCCTCCACTTGACAACAGAATAGAAGGAACAATCATGCTTTACAAAGGTGCGTTTCTTGACGGAAACCCCTGCACATGGCTGGTTCTGGTTCGCAACACCACCCGTGAAATCGACTTCCCGTCTGATCTTTACGACGAGGTGGAATGCGGCGCACCACGAACGGCGGTTCATGAGAACGGTTCCGATGGTTGGACTTGCGAAGCGGGTCATCATCATTGGGAATACGGTTCTCCGATGCAGGCAGCCGAAGAAGCCGAAGAGGCTTGGGCAGAACGAGCCGGAATGGCTTGGTGATCCGATCTAGCCCCCCACATCGGGGGGCTTTTTCGCGTGCGGAGTCGAATAGTCCCGAGTTTCGGTCGGGTTGGCGGGGCTTGCGGTGTCTAAAGGGGTGTAGACGCGAGAAAACCCCCGCCGAAGCGGGGGCGTTCTTCACTCGTTAGTGATCGGACAGGGAGTCGAACCCTGCAATACTTGGGCAACACGGTTTCACGCTGTAATACGCCACGCCGTGCAGTTACATTACCCAAGGACACCGTGCCTCATCTTTGGCCGACCTCGTAATACTAAGTATAGCACAAGGGTGAGGCAATGTCAAGTCTGATTCGACTTGACAGGGGCTAGTGACTATGCTATAATACTTGTAGTGGGAGAAAGTACCCCGCTTAGTTGACAACTAAATAGAAGGAGAATCCCAATGGGAATCACAACCGACCTCCGTAGCCGTAACGGGCGACCAGTAGGGACCGGATTCACCGGCCTAGTCCAATGTGACGAATGTAGCGATTACGGCCACATCGACACATTCGATGAGATGGTGGCCGGGGGGTGGTACACAAACATTGCAGGATGCGCCTGCCCCAAGGATTGAGGATTGGCCCCCGGCTTCGGTCGGGGGCTTTTCCGCGTCCGAAGTTGGACTAAAGGCGTCGGCCCCGGCGGTAACCAGTCCCGGCATATGCCTTCATGAGTTCCCGTTCCAGTTCATCAGTCATAACTTGATTATGATAGTAATAATGGTTAGTTCTTGGCTTTAGAAGATGCTTTACTTTATTGAATAGAGTTTTCATTATTCTTTCTTGCTTGTCGGTCAGCCTTTATTCTACCGGATGAACTTGTGAATCGGTTCACTTGTTCTATGGCAGGCGTCACTAAGCCCCGAACATTCGTTCGACCATCGGGACTAAACGGGGGGCGGAACCCTAGACGCGAAGAAACCCCGACCGATTGGCCGGGGTTCCCTCTTGAGATTAGATGAACTCTAGGAGATCACCGTCAGCGATTTCGTCGTATTCGACGCCGTTCGCTTCAGCGATTGCCTCCCAGAGATCGTCCTCGTCCACTGGGGCTTCCCAGTCTACGAGGTCCATCCAGTTTATGACTGTCATGGATTGCCTCCTAAGGCTATTTAGTTGTCAATGAAGGGGTTTCCCTCCATGAAGTAAGTATAGCACACTAGGATGACATTGTCAAATCCGACTGACTTGACATTGTCTCACGGGTATGCTATACTTATTCTATCAAGAAGGGATGGCGCAGATGCCCGTAAAGCGCCCCCGCCGCGGCTACGGCCCCAGCGGGGAACGAACGAAGGAGAAGCAATGAAGATCGAACATGATCTCATGCTTGTCGAACATAAAGGCACGCTTGCCGAGTTTCAGGCCCAGATGGAAGAACTCCATCGTTGGGCTAGGGGCGAGGGCGAGTGGAACGACGAAGCATGGGAAGCGTTGGATGAACCGACGCTAAACTACTAGAAGCAGCCCCCACTCCGGTGGGGGTTTCTTCGCGTCCCCAATCAGTCCCGAAACTGTCATCCACTTGCGGGGCTGCGGCGGATGAGATAGAATAAGACATGGCCCGAGAGAAGTACCGCCCGGAATCAAACTACGAAAACTTGACTAATCCTATTTATTGGGTAGAATGGGTTGATTCCGAGGGCGAGATTCGTCATTGCCTTCGTTCTTTGATCGGGATTCTCCCCGAAGGCACCAAGATCATCTATCCTCCGTCCCCGCAAGCCCCGAGGGCGCGAGAAAGCCCCCCACCGAAGCGGGGGGCTGACCACTAGGCCGGATCTGCCGGATCCTCGTAGCCCTCTCCGAAGAGATCCCATTGTTCGGGATGCTCCGCGTAGAAGTCCTCCGGGTAATCCTCGTAGAAGTCGTCCATGATGGCTCCTTGCCGTCGTGTGGGAGGCGGCCCCCTCCCACTAACCACAAGTATAGCACAGGGCTAGGACAATAGCAAATCGGCCCGACTTGACATTGTCGTAAGGGTGTGGTATACTTATTGTGTTGAGTGAAAGCAGCGGAAAGACCGCCGGGGACGCGAAACCCCGCACGGGCAGCACAAAGAAATGACCGACCGGCCCGCAGCAAAAAGTCTCCACCAATGGGTTATCCCGACAGGTGGGGGCTTTTTTTTGTCCCTCGTTACGTCCCGGCGGGCTGCGCCCCCTTCGGGACTCGCGCAGGTGCGCGGCTGCGCCCGCATAACGCCGACTTGACACTGTCATGCTGGTGTGCTAGAATACTGGTATCACGAAGGAGGTGATTTTATGAGTTACATCCCTTGTGGCTGGCACGAACCCAGCGCCACTCAAATGAAGTGGCTGAAGGAAGAGCAGCGACGGCGCAACGCCGAAGCGGCTGCCGACTTCGCACGCGAGGTGGAAGAGGCTGATTTAGCCTAACCCACCACCGCCCCCCCCGCAAGGGGGGGCTTTTTCGCGTCTACACCCGCCCGAACCCCCGCGCCAGCCCCGAGGGCTGCGGCCCTATTCGGGACTCGCGCGCCCACGCGTGCGTGCGCGCCCACGCGTGCGTGCGCCTGCGTGCGTGACTTGCCCCTGACTTGCCCCTGACTTGACACCGTCACAAGCGTCTGGTAAAGTATTGCTCGTCGGGGATCGTCCCCGATAATCCAAGGAGGCGTTATGTATTTCAAAAATGCTCCTATCGTGGATTCTTGCTGGTACTGCGGGTGCGATTTGTACCTGCGTTACTCCTCGCACATTGAGGGTAGCAAGATCACGGGTAGGAAGTTTTACGGCCTAGTGGACCGTCATGGTCACGGTACCTGCTCCGTTTCACGGCCTTTCGCTCCAAACTGCAAGTGGCAGGACCACGAACCCATCATGGGTCGCGTGGGTGAACCCTTCGATTCGGATCGCGTGGATCGCTGCGTGACCGTGAAGGGCAGGACGCTCCTAGACAGAGCGAATCGCTACGTCGTAGCGTAATCTTGGAAACCCCCCGAAAGGGGGGTTTCTTCGCGTCTGGGGTCAAACGGATTTAGGGCCATTCTGACCCCCCCCACCGTAGGTGTAGGTCACTTTGGGGGCTGGGACGGGCTTGGGGGGGCTGTACAAGGCTGTGACGGCATTCCACGCAACAGGTGTGACCCTTGTTTTCGATGCGAGTTCCGCAAATCCATCCAACGACATGTCTGCGCCACCGTAAACAACAATGTTTCGGTGCTCATTTCGGGGATAACCGTACGGCAAACGTACCCCGTTGCCTAGTCCTTGCCCTGTTAGCACCAACTGTTTCGGGTTGACCTCCACTGTCGGTGCATCAACTACGTTGCATGCACCGATCAGTCCTTCTCGTACTTTGCGCGCCGGGAGTGGTTCCTCAAAAAATACCCACAGGTGGTAGCCTTTGGATCGGGAGCGTTCTATCCATGAAGTTACTTGAAGTTGTTGTAGTACAGTCTGGAGGTTGACGGCGTGGGCTAGTGAGGCTTCTTCGCCTTCGTCAAAGTCTACGCACCCCCATTGGGTGACGTAGACGGCTGCGTCGTCTTCGGTGTTGTGTCGTGTCAACGGGTAAACACCGATGTTGGGTTTGTCTGCGTTGGTGAGGTGGTCTTCAACAGCCGTTGTGTAGCCTGCTCCTGTTGCTTTGTGCCATCCTCCGGCAGGGTTTTCCCATGGGCGAAACCCTTTATTGTCCGTGGGGTCGTCGGTGGCGATGTGTCCGCCTGCGAATAGGGCGGCGAACAGGTTTATTGTGTGGCGTGAGACATCTTCCATTGTTTCCTCTCCATCCCAGATGCTCTGTCGAAGTATTGGACGAGTTGCCCTGCTTCGATGATGTCTTTATTTGTTGTGATTTGGTCGGAGCCGTGCAGGTAGTGTAGTGCTTGGGCGATGAGGCGTGTTTCGTCGGGGGACAGTATCGCTGTCGTGTATTCAGTCGTAGTCATCGATGAGTCTTTCTAGCAGGTCGATGGCTTCGATGGCGAGTTTGACGTTGTTGTCGTCGTTGCCTAGTCGCCGTAAGGCTCTCAGTATGAGCCATCGTTCACGGTTTTCTACTTCAAGCATCATTTGTGGTACAACCGTTTCTTATAAGGAAGAGGTGCAAAGAAACTCCAGTTATTTTGTAGGTCGATAAGTATTCGACTAACGGTCATCGTCGGGCTCGGCTCACGCGACTGATCGCTTTGGCGCAGTCGTCGCCCATGGCCCACAGAGGCGCTAATACGGGGTTTAGGGGCCAAGATAGTTCTCTTCATTCACTATGGATTCGCACTGGCACTCATCATGACACGGGTAACCCAACGCGTGAATATGAAGTTGCGCCGTCCCTATCACCGCTTTCACACTCTTCGTCATCTGTCGATAAAGAAGTTCAGGATCATCACCACGCATCAGATCAAACGGCCCCATCATCACAGCGAACTCCGCCTGCTCCAATCTGTTGTCCGAATCCACGATTGCCATGTGTAGCCCCGCATGGGCGCACAACATGCGGGACGAAGGGAGATGTTCTTCATCACAGTCAGCCCAAAGTTGATAAGTATCTAAACGATAAGAGAACTGATAATAGTTTTCTACTTCAACTTGTTCCGACAACATTTGGTTGAACGAGATGAACTTGCCAAAGAGTTTGCGCGCCTTCTCGTAACTGATCGCCATGAAGGACATCATAAGCCCCGCAGTCTGTTGAGTAGTGGACCTCCTTGAAGAAGCGGGGCTAAAGGGGTGGAGGGGAGGCTTTCGCCCCCCCCTCCGAACACCTGTTCGATCAGACGATCACTTCCGTCTGAACGATGTGGCCCTCGTTCTCAAGATAGGTGTAAATCCACTCCCTGACCGCTGTGTCAGTCACCTCAGGGTGACCACACGCTGTCACCTCCGCTTCGACTCGCCCTACCAGCGCCTCCGCAGTGACTGCGTGGGTGAAGGACAGGACGATCTCCAGTTGGCGCTGGAGGGACGCTAGGACCATCCTGTCGCCCTCATGGGTGTACATGCTGAACTGCATGTTGTCTCCTCTTGTTGTCAACAAGTGGGGCGCTTCCCCACTAAGAAACAGTATAGCACACTGGTATGACAGTGTCAAATCGGGCTGACTTGACAATGTCACACAGGGGTGCTATAATACCTACATGGCAACGAAGCAGGACACCGACGCAGTCGCAGCGATGTTCGCAACCCTCGCCACGCTTGGAGGCAATCACGCCTACCGGGCAGCGAAAGCGACCTACCGTCGCACTTGGGGAGCGGAGCGGGCACGCAAGGCGCAAGTACGGGCCGTGGAAGCGGAACGGGCGAGGCGCTACGCAGCGCTTGGCATCACGCCACGCGACATCTTCACTGACTGAGAATCGGCCCTGACCGGGGGTGGCAACAGAACCGGTCGAAACACCTTCCAGTCATGTAGAGGAGTGGGCAACGCCAGTATGGGTTGTAGGAGTTCGATTCTCCGCTGGAGGACTTGACAGTGTCGCACCTATGTGCTATACTATTACTAACAGATCGAAGCCCTGCCAATAGGCAGGCGAATCGGAGGGGGACATAGCCTGAGTCGCGCTCAAGGCGAGTCCGTGACAGGATGGTATCTGTCACTCAGTCACCACGGCTGAGTAAAGCGGCTCTCCCCCAATGTCTAAGTGCTGGCGAATACCACGCCAGCCGAGAACCGGCCAGCAACCCTGAAATGGCGTTGTTGCGAAGAACCGGCGCATTCGCGGAAGCGGTGATCCAGAGATGGACGCCGACTAGCCCCCGAGCCAGATCCCCCGAAAGGGGGTTTCTGCGCGTCTAGCCCCGCTTTTTGTTGCGACTTCCGGGGCGGACTGAGGGGGGACGCGAAAGAGGGGAGCCTTTCGGCTCCCCCCGTTTCTTTAGACTCTTGGGTCCGTAGACCAGTGGTAATCTTCGGCCAGTATGGCATCGCATCTATGGCAACCGCCGTCGCATTCGCACCCTTCTTCCATGTAGGGCGCTTCTAGCCAAGCGTCGTAGTCCATCGTGTCTCCTAAGTTGTAGTTGTCGTGGCCGGTAGCCACTGAGAATAAGTATAGCACATGGGTATGACACTGTCAAACCGGCCCCCGACTTGACACTGTCACACTGGTATGCTATACTTGTTTCTAGTGGGAGCAACTGCTACCCACGTTGACAACTAAATAGGAGACAGAGGATGCACATCCCAATGTGTACCATCCAGCACCCCACCACAAGCGGTGCCCGTCTGATCACCCTCTGGGTGAACGGCGACGCAGCGATCCTGTGGGGCGACACGGAGTACCGTTACGAGAATCTCAACGCTTTCGCAGCGATGGCGACTTTCACGGTCACGAAGTCGATGGGCCAACTGGCTAACTACATCAAGCGCAACAGCGACTTGGTGGGCTGAGCGAAAGGGGAGGGGCGAAAGCCTCTCCCCTTCGTCGCGTCTAGAGCCAAGTCAATCAGCCCCGCCCCCCCAACTGCCTGCGGGGCGCACCCGGACGCGGGAAAACCCCCCTTTCGGGGGGTTCACCGGCTTACTCCTCAGAGTAAGTCCCCGCGTAGGGCGACGGATCGTCGTCCCAACGGCTGGGGTCCGGCCCGTACCACTCAGCCGCGAGGGCTTCGTAGTCCAGTTCGTCTCCTGCTGGATTCATGTCTCACCTCCTTGGGTGAATCAGTGGGGCACTTTCTGGCCCCTCCAACAACAATAAGTATAGCACATGGGTAGGACAGTGTCAAACTGGGCCGAGTTGACAGTGTCACACCAGTATGCTAGACTCTCTCTTAGTGGCCGACCCGGTCACGTTGACAACTAAATAGGAGACACATCATGGCTCGTAAGACCAATCCGTTCGGGCGCATCGTCCCACAAGACGATCCCTACGCCACCTACGTCAATGACGCAGGATGGACTTGGTACGTCGTAAAGACCTACCAGCATCCGGACAACGAGGATGGCTACTCCCGGTGGTTCTGCTACGTCTCGTCCCCGCACACATTCGGTGGATTCGACTTGGGAGACGTTTACCGGAAGGACGTTCTAGAGAACGCCCGACTGCTGAACGGCACCGACGAGTGGATCGTGAACTACTCACGATTCGTTCACGGAGTTACAGTCTGAGAAGGGGGAGGGCGAAAGCCCTCCCTTTTCCGCGTCCTGAATCAGTCCCGATCCCCGCTGCTGGCTGCGGGGCTAAACAAGACGCGAAAAAAGCGACGAGATCGAAAGGACGTATTCGCCTGTTGCTAGTTCCCTAATCGGGTCGAATGGCGCTGATACGCATTGTCTCATCGCTTTCTTCACAAGTAAGTATAGCATACCAGTGTGACATTGTCAAACTGGGCCGATTAGACGCTGTCACACCTATCTGCTATACTTGTATCTAGTGGATGGGACACCATCTGCGTTGACAACTAAATAGGAGACACCATGCTGAACTACAGCAATGTGATCGGATTCGATCTGGGCTGCCACGTTGATGGCACTCACGGCTGGCGTGCGATTTCGCATCTGGTTCTGAACGTGTTGGACGACTACGCCACGGAATCGCAGAAGCGCATCATGCGTGCCTACGACCGTGGTTGGACGATTGCCAACATTCCAGACGTAGCGATGGAGATCGCGGACGAAGTGGAAGATGCTTTCCATGAGCATGTTTCATCGTTTGGAGTGACTTCGATGTGGATGGACGGAGAATGGTTCGTCGTCACGGAAGAAGATGCTCTGGCAGCGTCAGGCTGGTAGGTCGAAGAAATAGGAGCGCCATCCGAAAGGGTGGCGCTTCTGCGCGTCTGGAGTCAAGTCGATCAGCCCCGACTCCCGCTCCAGTACCGGGGCTAAATGGCTGCCCCCCCGTGAAGGGGGGCGGTGGACTAACCGGTGAACCGGTCAGAACACACCAACCAAAGCGCCGCGCAAACGGTCACGATGGGCAGTAATGGTAGGAATACCATCGTTTCCTTTCTGTATCCGCTCCTTGCGGAATAAAACTATTCCATCACACGGATGAGACATAGTCAAGTCAGGCCGATTTGACACTGTCACACTAGTCTGCTATACTTGTTCTAGTGGCCGAGGGGCCATTGACAACTACATAAAGGAGCATCCGATGGCAAAGCGCCTACGGAATACCGCTCGCATTCAGTACGAGTGCGAGGGGAACTGCGACGGCAACATGATGGGACCATACCCGTGTGTTGTTTGTACGAAGTACGTCGATGGCGTACCGGTCGGGATGGAAATGTTCCCGGCTAGCAAGTAGGGAGAAGGAGGGCTTCGGCCCTCCTTTTTTCGCGCCCCGACACGCCCCGGCCCTCGCACCAACCGGCGGGGCTAAATAAGACCAGACGCGCAAAAACCCCCCGCTTCCGTGTCAGGACTTCTAGTTCGTTTCACGCTTTCGTGCGTGGGGTGGAGGAACTGCGTTGCGGACCCAGCGTTTGGCCTCAAACCCTACAATCGGGCTACTGTCTCCGTGGCGGACTTTCGTCCTTTCTGTCCCTGTCCCATCGACACTGGCGGTTCTGGTAAAGAACTAGCCTAGTTCCTGTGGAATCGGGGGGTTTCTGTGGTTTCTAGAAACCCTCGCGTTGGGGTTTTCTCTCCCCAACAACAATAAGTATAGCATACTGGTGCGACATTGTCAAACCGGCCCCCGACTTGGTGACTGTCATACCGGGGTGCTAGACTTGTTCTCAGTGGCCGGAAGGGTCACGTTGACAACTGAATAGGAGACTGTCATGGCGCACAAGCATGACATTGACGACACCAACGGCGACGTTATGGATCGGGTCTACTTCTGCGGCGATTACTGCCACCGGAGTTGGTGCCAGAACCAGAACGTGGACTACGCCGGTTGGGACGGCTGCCACGAACTGGAGTTCGACACCCCCTGCGATTCGTGCGGGGATACGATCCCCGGCGTCGAAGGGCCGTATGTCTACTGAGAACTGGGGGGGCTTCGGCCCCCCCCTTTTCCGCGTCCCGAATCAGCCCCGAACCCACGCACCAACAGCGGGGCTAAATAAGGCGGGACGCGCAAAGCAGTGACGTATCGCTGTGATACAGCAGGTCCGTTGACCCGATAAAGTAAGTATAGCACATGGGTGAGACAATGTCAAATCGGGCTGACTTGACAGTGTCACACCCGGCGTGTATACTTGTGGTTAGTGGATGGGACAAGCCATCCCTTGACAACAGAATAAGGAGACATCATGACCCGCAAGGATTATGAAGCCTTCGCTACAATCGTAAAGGATCTCAACGAGTTCCGGTTCGATACGGCGATGGTACTGGTTGCCGCAAAGATGGCAGCCGTGTTCGCAGCCGATAACGAGCGCTTTGACGCTCTGCGGTGGTACAACGCCTGTGGCGTTGACGGCGAACTGGCCGTGCGACTTCTTCGGATTGAGGAAGGCCACGGCGCAACGGCTCACCACCCGGTGAGCCTGTAAGACGCAAGTCGGTGGGGGGCTACGGCCCCCCACTTGACAAGCAGGCACCGGTATGCTATACTAGTGCCAAGCACCGGGGGTGATCGGTGTAGACGGAAGTGAAAGCCGCATGTCGGAACGCTTTCGGACCGGAGTTCGATTCTCCGCACCTCCACGAAGTTGTCAACACGGCAATCGCCGGACAGAACCCCTGACCAATCGGTTGGGGGTTTTGTCGCGTACCCGTTTAGCCCCGGCCTCCCGAGGCGGGGAAGCCCCGAAAAATAACTAAAAAAAACGGGACGGTCCGAGTTGGTTCTAAAAAAACGGGACGGTCGGGGGGTTTGGGTCGGATCGGGTGTGGTTGCGGTGTCTATGTAATAAGAAGGCAAATGCGGTGATCGAACACATGTTCTATGTCACACCGGTAGGGATGGTCTTGGTGATCTGAGCCAATGCTGCGACTGTGGCGAATGGACGGACATTGAGCCGTGCTACACCATAGACGAAACGCCGGACGGGGCGCTTTGCCCTGAGTGCGACCCGACGGACCACGACAAGGTCTACCCGGTCTGATCTGGTGGGGGGGACTTTGGTCCCCCCCTGACTAGACCGACTTGACAACTGTCATACCCGTATGCTATACTACGGGTCTAACGTAAACGCTCGTTATCTACGGGCACCGAATAAGGGTCGGATCAGACCCCCATTCGGTGTCTTAGGGGTAACGGCTAACATAGGAAAGAGAAGGACATGGACAACACTTACCGGAACCTCCGGTTCACGCGTCACGCTATCGACATGGCTATTGCCCGTATCGACGGCGTGGACACACCGGAGCAGGCAAAGGCTCTGATGCGAAGCGAATACATCGCGTCGAAGATCACCTATGCCTCAAAGCGCCATCCTGAGCAAGACAAGATTCAGGGTGACCACATTTGTATGGCCTACGAGCGGGCTGCACACAAGATCGTGACGCTGTTCATCAGCGGGCATGTGAGTGTCACACCCCGGTAGTAACATACAGGGAGTCGGCAAGGGGGTCGTGGCAGAACGACTGTCACACCCCCATGCTAGACTATCACTTAGTGGATGGAAAGCCCATCCGCTGATCAGACCCACATAGGAGACTAGCGTGGATACTACTACCGCCGTAGCGGGCATCGGCACCGCAAGGAAGATGGCAACGGCTATGGCAGCCACCGCCGTCCAGACTGTTGCCCAGCAGGTCGCTGACCTAAAGGCGATGGTCAAGGAGGCTTCCGACGCCTACCGTGAGGCTGAGAACGCGTTTCTTGCCTTGGGTGAGGACGAGGTTGTTCTGTCGGACGGACGGACTGTTCAGGTCGTCCATTCGCAGGTGCGAGAGATCGACACCGATGCGATTCGGGCCATCCTCCCGACCGATGTGTTTGATCGGATTGCTAAGACTTCGGTCGTGGCTACCCGGTTCGACGCGGAGGTCGAAGCAGGACGACTGGACGAGGGTGCTGTCGCCAGCACGATCTCGTTCAAGGACCGCAAGCCAGCGGTCAAGATCGTCTGATCCGGTCGGGGAGGGACTTCGGTCCCTCCCCGGCTGTCCGCTTGGTGGGTCGGGGAACAGGACAGGAGCGTTAGCGCGTTCCGGCAGTCCCCGGTCCACCATTTGACAAGTATCATACCCGTGTGCTATACTAATAGCATACCAACTAGTAGAAAGACAAGACATGGACTTTATCAAGGACATTGACATTCACGACTTCCTCGAAGGATGGGGCGATGAGATTTGCACGGCAGGGTTCGTCATTGACGAACTAGGCCAGATCGTGCTTTACACAGGGGCACGCATCAACAAGGAAACTGGAGAGTTTGAGTACGGGAACTTCGGGAACCCCGGTGCTGATCCAGAAGCCTACATTCCCGGCGTGAGCAAGACCGTCTTGGTCTGGCGCGATCACAACATGACCGACGAGCAGGCGGAAGCCATTCAGTCGTTCGTAGAGGTCGAACTGAGCGTTTGATTTGATGGCGGGGGGGCGTTTCTTGTCCTTTCTCCCCCCCGCCGTCATCCACTTGGGGTAGCCCATAGGGTTAGAGTTATCTCGCTGGCAACAGCGAGTGTTTACGACACGCAAACTGAGCAGTTTCGACTTACTCAGGCATCGTGGTCCTATGGGTTGCCCCCCTTTACAACTAACAAGGAGACAACAATGAGCATTCACCAAGCCAATCTGATCTTGGAAGCGCAGGCGAGAGCCGAAGCGCGTGAAAAAGATTGGAAAAGGCAAGACGAACTCGCCAACCAACGGCGTCGTAACTACAATCGTGAGTACCTTGGATGCGCGGACTTCTGTCCTGTATGCAAGGCTGACGACATTACCGCGGACGACGAAAGTTTCGACGGCCCCAGCGGTTGCTACACGGTTCATTGTAATGTGTGCGAGTCCACATGGCTGGACTTCTACACGTTGCAGGGCTACGAGATCACGAAGGACAACTACGATCCTGAGGACGTAATGTCCCCGGCGTTCAGTCCGGTTCGTGGAAGGGAAGCCCGATGAGCATTATCTACACAGAAACCAAGTCCGCAACCGACAGTCGAATGGACATTGACCTTGGCGATGGCCGGAACATGACGGTCACCATCACCGGGGAAGGTATTATCTTCGACGTATTTGGACTTCGGGTAGTTCAGGTAGACGGAATGGTCTACGACGATCTTCACCTTGGAACGGTGGGCATGACCTACGAGGAATGGGGAGACTGGGTAAGCGAGTCTCACATCCCGATGCCGGATAGCAAGATCGACCCGGCGAAGCGGTAACGGACGGGGGGCTTGCGCCCCCCGCTTCCGCTTGCTACAATAGGTAGCAGATGGAGTTCGACGCCGAAGAAACCAAGCAACTCTGGCACAGCCCCGCTGATGAAATCTTCAACGGCGAACTGGGTTGTTACCAAAAGCATCGGGACGTTCTGACCATCCTATGTGAAAGCCAAGGATTCGTGGACACTCTGAAGTACGACACACCTGAAGAAATGGATCAGGTCTGGGAACTTCTTGTTCTTTCTGCGGACGTGTAAAGGAGAGGCGAGATGCCAACGGTAGAAGATTTGATTGACGAGTATGTGGGAAAGAAGGCCGAATACGAAACAACCGATGGTTTGACTATTGAGATCACGGTTGTAAATGTAAAGACGCACTTCGGTCGGATAGATCTTTGTGTAACTCCGGTTCATGGTAAAGGTGAACGGTGGGTTACTTCAGGCAAACTTGATTTCGGTGGAGTTTCTTCCAATGGAAGCCTGCCGCCGGAGACAACTCCCGCTGCAAAAAACGACGAAATCTGGTAAGCGGTAAAGAGTAAGGCTTCAGATTACCGTATACCGAAAGCCTTCTCCGGTGTAGCCCCGCCCCGTGTTAGAACTACGGGGCTATGTGGCTCATCAAAGGTAAAAAAGCCCCGCCGGTTGTCGACATGTTAGAGATAAGCAACGGGACGGGCGCGCCTCCGGTCATTGGGTGCGATGCTTGCGATGTAACTTGGTTGGCTAAATCTAGTTTGACTTGCTGGTTATGCGGTAGCCCCGGCGCACCTTATGCGGTGGCCTATCGTAATGTTACGAACAAGTTACAAACGTAACGTTGCTGTAAACTTGACAAGCGTCTTGAAGTGTGGTATACTAGGTGACTGCGGTGATGGAGAGTCGAACACCTGTTCGATGTCACACCCCCGTAGTATACTTGTTCTGTGATGGCGGGGGACACCCGTTACCCTACGGTCCCCGCTGTCACACCCCCCTGCTACACTAGGGGCATACCAACTACAAGGAGAGAGACATGTACGACGGAAAGAGCAACGAGGGATCGTGGCTTGACTATCACCAGTTCACCAGCGTGGGGCAGGCATTGCGCCAACTCATGGACTTCGTTGAGTTCGGTGAGGACAATGACGGCCAGATCGTCATCTACACCAACCTCACGTTTCAGGAGAGCAACGGTCGCGGCGAGATTCGCAACGGAGTTCATACCAGCGAGAGAATCGTTGACATGGACACGTTGGAGCGAGTCTGATCCGACTGTCACACCCGGCTGCTAGACTTGTTTCTAGCAAGTCGGGGGTGACTCCACTTGTGCTGATGCTGCCGACTTGACAGCGTCACACGCATGTGCTATACTGCATATGTACCAACCAACAACTCATAGGAGACATACTATGACAAACGAAAACCTACCCCAGTGCTGGCAGGACTACAACGATGTTCTGGCAGCAGGGATCGACAGGATCATCCTGTTCGGCCCACCGGGGACCGGCAAGACATTCGCCGGACTCAACATGGGCGATACGGACTCCGGTTCGTGGCGTCTCGTCTGCACAGAAGACATGACTAACTTTGACGTAACGGGAGGCTTCCTCCCCGGTCAGGACGGGTCATTCGACTGGAACGATGGATCGGCTATCAAGGCATGGCGTGGAAACGGCATCCGGGGTGGCAGGCTCGTCGTAGACGAGATTGACAAGGCAGGTGGCGATGTATTCGCAACCTTGCTTGCCATGACGGATACCGTCGATTCGGCTAAGTGGGAGAACCCCGCGACTGGCCGGGTGGAAACGCCTAAGGACGGGTTCAGCGTTATCATGACAACGAACATTGAGAACATGGAGGAACTGCCTTCTGCTTTGAAGGACCGTTTCCCGTGTGCGATTCGTATCAACGAACCGCATCCCAATGCGTTGTTGAACCTGCCGACCAGCATTCGGGAATACGCCCGAAAGATGGCCGACGCGGGTGATCGCCGGATTAGCCTTCGCCAGTTCTACGCCTACGGACAGTTGGCGCGGAGCCACGGCGACGAGCGTGCTGCCAAACTGATCTTCGGATCACGGGCAGAAGCCTTCCTTGACGCTGTCAAGGTTGACACGGTCGGATCGGCTTCCTGATCCCAGCGAGTGGTTGGTGGGTGCTTCGGCACCCCCAACCCTCGCCCACACTTGCCTGTCACACCCATGTGATAGGCTATGCAAAGCAAGTAAGCAAGTAACCAATCACGTTAGGAGACGAGATGGAAACTATAGAACATAAGGATCTACGCCCCATGCCTGAACTAATCAGGCGTAGGGATGGAGCCAATGACGAACCTGCGGAGTGGGAGATTCACCCATGCGCCGCGGAGCGTGGCCTACCCCGAACGGGTGTGCTACCTCGCACGATGATCGTGCCTGTTCAAGACTTTGAACTGGACCGTGTCATCAGGGCGCATGAGATGATGCACGCAAAGGTTTCACCCGGCGACAGGTCGGTATGGGTCAACAGGGGCATTTGCTCCGACCGGGCCATGATCTGTGCGGAGGAAGCCCGTGTGAACTTCCTAGTGAGCAAGGCTGGATTCGATCTGGACATTCTTGAGGATGGCACAGAGATGAATGCAGGCGAGCGCATCGCGGAACGCGGCGACTGGGCAGAGGCTGTTTACTTCACGGCCAGTGTTTCTGGCTGTGGGGGCTTGAACAAGTACCTCGTAGGCATCAGGCGACACCGACCGGGATGGGGACCACGACTCCGTCGTATCCATCAGTTGCTTCAAAAGGAACTGCGTCAACTGTCACGCACGAACCACACGAGTTTGTGTTCGACAATGACTAGTTCTGGCAGGCTTGACCCGGCCAACGAACTTATCGAAGGATTCTTTCATACAGAATCCATCGGAGAGTGGCTTGACCGACTGGCCAACCCCGAAACTGACGAGGACGAGAAGACCGAAGGCGATACCACAGCAGGCGACACCGAAGAAGGTGGCGACGAGGGTGGTGCTGGCGAGGTCGATACGGACTCCGAAGAAGAGGCACCTATCTCCAAAGAAGACTTGGAGAACCAGAAGCCTGTTCGCAGCGACGAGGCTGGGTCTTGGTCACAGTTGAATGTGAAGAAGCAGAACCTCACCCGGCACGTTCCGGGTGGACTGGGGAAGCGTCGAATCGCATCCAACATGGGTCGCAACCCGCGTCGTGTTGGCCGGATGTTCACCGATCCGCAGAAGCGGATTTTTGATCGGAAGGTCAAGGGCAATGGAGGTGTCGTGCTTATCGACTACTCAGGCTCAATGGCTTTGTCAGAGAAGGATGTGTTGGACATTATGGATGCAGCCCCCGGTTGCACCGTAGCGTGCTACACAACCAACGACTTTGACAGGGACGGCAAAGCGAACTGCTGGATTTTGGGAGAGCGTGGTCGGATGACCACAGCGATTCCAGAGTCTCGCGGAGGCAACGGTGTCGATCATCCCGCATTGGTGTGGGCTGTGCAGCAGAAGCAGCGCAGGAACGCACCAGTCGTGTGGGTGACTGATGGCGGGGTGCTTGGTCCGGGTCAGGGCTACAGGGATCAGTTGGCGATGCAGTGCATCAAGACTGTCCAGAAGTCGAAGGTGCTTATCCGAAACGAGGTTTCGGATGCCGTCGAACTTCTCCACGACTTGGCGACAGGGAAGCCTGTCAAGCAGTGGTGGCCTGCATGGTTCAGGCGGACCTACGAGAACCAGACCGGAACCAAACTGGTCTGATTGGGTGGGGGGCGAAAGCCCCCCACTCCCCACTTGCCCGACTTGACAGAAGGGCTGACATGTGCTATACTGGTACATGTAAACATAACTAGCCAAAGGAGACTAACTATGGCTGAAGTAACAAGCGGTAGCGATATAACCGTTATCGTACTAAACAACGCGGAAGCCAGTGCGCTAACAGAAGGGCTGAACTTCCTGAACATAGACGGGGATCTGCACGCAGATCTCTACCAACTAGCAGAAGCCTTTGGTGTCAAGAGCGGATGGGGCTGGTAACCATGAACGACACCATAAGCATCACCAATAGCACAGTGATCGTCCCCGACCATGGAGACTTTTGCGGAAGCCTTGGCATGTGGATGTCTGAATGGAAGGATCTATCCGACCAGACAGACGAGATCAGCGACGAGTCCTTCGGGACGTTGGCGTGGACTGAGTATGTTGAGGCGAAGGCTGAACTGGCCGACCAGATGGGTCAGTTCCTAGTAGCCAACCTGAAGGGAGGGCTACCAAACTGATGGACTTCAAAGCGAGAGGTGCATTCTTCGGAGTCAAAAAGGTTCTGAAGGGTCCAAAAAAGAAGCGGCGCAAAAAGCGCTGGTGATTGATCGGGGGGCTTCGGCCCCCCATCCACTTGCCGCCAACAGGCGGCGATAAACGAATAGGAGAGAGAAATGCCAAAAGTAAACAAAGATGACGGCTTCACCACCTTCGTGTTTTCAGGCACGGAGATTCGGGAGAAGACCGAGAAAGAACTGAAGGACGAGTTGAAGAAGGAACTCGCCAAAGACAAGGCGGTTACCTGATGGGTGACCGCGGAAACATAGAGATCAAGCAGATGAAGAACTGCGACAGTGTGTATCTATACACGCATTGGCGTGGGTCTTCCGTCAACATCGCGTTGGCGCGTGCGATCAAGAAGGCTGGGATGCGGTGTTCCGACCCCAGTTACTTCACGCGCATTGCGTTGAACGAGTTGCAGCAGGATGATCGAACGACGACTGGGTTTGGCATTTGTGTCAAAGCACCGGACGACAACGAGCATCCGATCCCGCAGGTCTTTTGGGACGAGGATCACGGACTATCCGTCAACCATCCCACCGTGGTAAACACGATGGGCACCCTGACAGGGGCGCAGTGGGTTGATTGGGTGGCTGAGAACTATCCCGACGCAGACCTAGAGATCAACGATGGCTGAGATCTTTCACGCAACATGGCCTAGCAAGGTTGACCAGATCATGGAGGAAGGGCTACAGCCCGGAATCGACGGCTGCGTCTACCTTGCTGGGCCGTTGCCCGCGCACGCAGCCACGTTTGTGGCGATCAGGGGCGGAGAGTTCGACGGATACGAAGAGGTTGAAATCGACGGGAAGATAGAAACCTTCCCGAAGATGGTCAACCATGACAAGATCTTCGTATTTTCGGTAGACACCGACGATCTAGACCCAGAACTCCTCCGCGAATCTACTGATCATTCCCATGCCTTCTTCCCAGAGGGCACGGAATCGTGGTGTTACGACGGGCCAATAGACCCAGATGACCTACAACTTGCTTGGGAAATCCCAATGGTAGGTGTAGGATCATGATCGGTACCGGGGTTAGTTGTTTTCTCTTGTCTCCTTCCGACTAATCCCCGTACCCGGCGGGCGGTATGTGCTTCGGCACTGCCGCCCGCCCCCCTCTTTAGCGTGTAATCTATCGAAAGGAGCGCGCATAATGGAAGATAATGTAAACGTAGACTGGAACAAGGAGTTACAGGGACTTGACTCGTTAGAAAAAGAAGAGGCAATGTTCGATGTAACAACTGACCGGATCGAACGGCTGGTAAGCAAGTGGATGGAAACACCCATGTACGCCAACCCGGACGACGGTGAGATGCAGATCAGTGAGGAACCATCAGAGATGTCCCATCAAACAACGTTGGGACAAATCGCTGCGGTGCCTTTGTTGAACCTAATCGCAAAGACCGCCGCACAGATGTCACGGGAATCAGATCCGTTGGACTGGTTTGCAGAACACATCAACGACAACGGTGATCTAATCCTTGACCTTCTAAAGTCAACAATGACAGAAGGCATCATGATTGCCAATGCACCCGGACTTCGCGAAGAGTTCGATCAGGTGCTTGAAGTCATTCGCAAAGTGGACTAAGTTACAACCGTTTAGGTCTGCGAAAACCGAAGACAAAGCCAGTGTTTCTTTAAGGAACATTGTAAAGAAACGGGACGGCTTCGGGTTCTATGAAACCATGATGCGGCAATATCCGCAGAACTCAATGGAACCATGGAACTCGGAGTCGTTTCGTTCTCTTTGACAAGGGTACGGTTGACCGCACGGTTCAAGAATAGTCTCGCCGGTAAGGTACTCTCTTAAAATATCGACCTTTCTTGGAATCGGAGCCGCCGGAGGAGGTGGCGTCGGTAAGCCTCGGGCTTCTTCAACAGCCTGCCGCAGCACAATCCCGCACCATTCGTTCATGTTGGTGTTCGGTAAGGACATCACATGGTCCGCAATCATGTTGCGAACCCTTCCCGGTAAGTTTATTCGGAAGTCTACGGTGGCGTCGTCCGGGTAATGCTTGGGTTTCCTGCCGCTAGGCATCTCGCTCCACTAAAGAAATCAAGTATTCGGTCACGGTGAGGTCGTACTCCTCGGCACGGTCGATCATTTGGTTCTTGATTTCGGCAGGTATTCGCACGGTAAGAGTTATTGAGGAACCATCAGCGGCACGCTTCGGCGGACGCCCAGTCTTGGGATGGATGGCTTCGGTATGATCACTCATTTGCAAATCCTACTACAAAAAGAACTGTCACGGTGTGAAAAAGAAACTTTCATTTAGGGTTGACAACATACTACAACGGTGTCATTATATCCACCGTAACGAGAAGGTAATGGTTCCCTACCGTTTTCCTCCTCTCTTCCGGTGGGGTTCTTGGTCCTCCCATTCGTTACAGTAAAGGCGGGGCTGCTTTGCAGAGATTGTAAAGTAGTCCCGCTTTTACGCGTCCGGTGTAAAAGAAACGGGACGGTATCGGTTACGGTAAAGAAGCGGGGCGGCTTGCGGTGTTTGGTAAAGGCAAGCCCCGCTTTTGTTATGGTGAGGTTACGGTTGTCATGTTAGGACAAGCCCCGCCGTGCAACACTTGCGGTAGACATGCATGGTATAAGCAAGTCCCGGTGGGTGTTACGGTGGCGTTACAAATGTAGTGTTTAGATAGAACTGTTTCGGCACACGGTATGCCTAAAAAGTTTTCGACCCTTTTTCTAGATAGCAGTAATAGCAAGGAAGTGGTCACCTCGGAATGTCACACCGCCTTCCAAAACTTGCAAAGATTTGCAAGGCGGTGTGGATAACTCGGATGGAGACAGTATAGGTCTAGACCTATGCGGTGCAAAAGAATCCAGAACCACGCCCCTCGGTAGTTACATGTAATGATGTAATGCGGTGGAAGGGTTGGGGTTTTTATTACTTATAGTAGGCAGTATCTCCTACTATCTATAGTAGATATCTCCTACTACTAGCAGCAATAGTATATACTATCTACAGTAGATAGACCTACTAACTACAACAGATAGCCCCTAACAAAACCCGCACAACGACAAAAGCAACACCCCACAGAAAAACGCACACGCACGCGGCATTTTTTTGTGTTGTTTTTTGGTGGGGTTTTTTAGGTTAGTGGGTGGTTGTGGGTGATAGTGGGGGGTTTTGGTGAGTTATTTTATTGATCGTGATAGTAGGACGAGTAGTGCTGGTAGGAGTAGGAACACTAGGTAAATGGTGGTCATCGGGGGTAGGAGGTTCGTTTGTTGGGGCCGTTGGGCCATTTGGGTTTGTTGTCTCGTTTGGTTTTGTTGGCTTTGGTTTTGGCTTTCTGTTGTTTCTTTGTTTGCTTCTTTAGAAAGCCTTTGGCTTGTTTACTGGTCCGTTTCAAGAAAGTCCTCCACTACATGTAAGTCCGGTCCCATAGAAGACGGTTGCCATCCCTTACTGTAGTCTCTCCTAGTGGTTCCTCTGGGTCTGCTGTAGCGGTCCCATTCGTGGTGAGGATATGCGCCGCTTTTTTCTTCACATGTCGTGTGGTAGCCGCAGTGGGGGCATGTGAGTTCTTCTAGCATTTTTGGGTAGTGGATGTCGTATTTGTGTGCGGTGTGTGCGTATGACCACCAGTGTCCGCATTGTCCGCATGTGTAATGGTAAAGGATTTCTCTGGTGTATTTGTGCGTGGGGTTCAACGTTCTGCCCATTTCCATTCTGCTATTGCGCCTGCTGGGATCATTATGGCGAATGCCCACCATTCTCCGATGACTCCCCCGGCGATGATTGCTCCGCATAGGATGATCCCTATGATAGCCAACCAAGTTTTCATGCGCCAGCGTTTACCAGTACGGTGATGGTTCGTCTTCGTCGTCGGCCCAAGCGATGCCTTCACCTTTGAATTCTTCTACTTCGTAGGGTTCTTCTTCTTGATCCCATTGGAAGATTTTGGTTAGCATGTCTGCGATGTGTTGTGCTTCGCTTGCGGTGAGGTATAAGTCGATGTCCCGTAGGGATAGTCTTATCCTGTCGTCTGGTTCTAGATCTACTTCGATCTGAGTATTCTTATGTTCTAGAAAGAAAACTTCGTTCATTAGAACAGCCGACGGAACCACTTCTTGTGCTTGCGTGAACCTTCATGTAATGCTAGCCGTGCATTGATACAGATTATATTGGTTTCTAGTTGACTGATTTCGTCAGCGAGATGGTGGATCAGGGCGACGGCTTCTTCGATTACTTCTTTGTCGTCGCCTTCTTCCAAACCTACCGCTACTCGCAGATCAGCCAGTTTTTTTGATTTCATTCTGTCAACCATTCTGTGTGTTTCATTGTCCAGTTAACTGTCTTTTCAAACGATTCCTCTAGAGACATGGGAGCATCCCATCCGTACTCTTTTAGTTTCGTTCCATCCAGTGAGTATCTTAGGTCATGTCCGGGCCTGCTGGTGTGAAAGTCCACCAGTCTCCACAATGGCGGGCACTCTAAGATTTCACCGATCATTTCGACTATCTCTAGGTTGTCGATTTCTTTTTCCCCGGCGATGTTGAAGCGTTCCGGCTCCGGTGTGTCATCGTCGTAATGCAAAACTGGCACGTTTTTTAGGATGAACTGGACAGCGTCGGCGTGGTTTCTGGCATGTAACCAGACTCGGGCACCGATGTCCCATCCTCCTTCGCTTCTTTCTTTGCCGTGAACTTGGATTTCTTCCTGATGCAAGATCTTTTTCATCACCATCGGTACATACTTTTCGGGATGTTGCCGTTCCCCAAAGTTGTTCATCGTGTTGGTGACGATTACTGGCACCCCGTAGGTTCTCCAGTATGAGAACGCGATCATTTCTTGCGCCGCTTTCGACGCGCTATACGGGTTCGATGGGCGCAAAACCTCGCCCTCACAGTGGGAATGTCCTACCGGTGCAGGTCCGTAAACTTCATCGGTGGAGATTTGAATGAACTTTTCCGGCTGTATATCACGGGCGTATTCCAGCATGTTCAAGACGAGGTTCACATTGTTTTGAACGAACGGAACTGGGTCGGTGATAGATCGGTCAACGTGCGAGTCGGATGCCATGTTGACAATCCAGTCAACATTTCCAATCGTTTCTTTTAGTTGTTCATGGATCGGCGCTCGGAGATCATGCCAAACAACTTTCACCCGGTCAGGGTTGTAGCCTTCCATTTCTGTTAGGCGTTCGATGCGTCCTGAGAAACGCAACGCATCCATTACGGTGATATCCCAATCCGTGTTTTTTAGCCAATGCTCTACGGTGTGCCCGCCGATGAATCCCAACCCACCGGTAAGTAACACATGTTTACTTTTTGGCTTTTGCATTTCAATCTCCAAACGAATTTCGATTACACCAAACCCATAACATTGTAGCAAGAGTGAAACCTACGGTAACACTTAGAAACAGCAGGACAACATTTACTTCCGTCATGGAAGAATCTTCCTTACTCCTATTTGTGGATCGTATTTCCGTTCGTGTGATAAACCGTGTGCCCCATTTTCCATAACTGACATTGCGGACACTCTAACAAACTTTGCTTTGGCATGGAACTCTTCGATGTTTCTGGCACCCGTATAAGAGAATGCACTTTTCAAACCGTTTTCAATTGATTCAATAATATTTCGTAAAGGTCCGGTATGGGGAACCAGTCCGGCTCCACCTTCGACATACTTGGAACCTGCTTCTGCGGAAGCGTTGCCTCGGAAGTTTTTGAACTGTTGCCCATTGATTAGAACAACGCCTCCCGGTGATTCGTCTGTTCCGGCAAGCATCCCGCCCAACATCACCGCGTCTGCACCTGCGGCTAATGCTTTCGCTACATCTCCCGGTGTTTTTATTCCGCCGTCTGCTATTGAAAAGATTCCATGTTTGTCAGCCTCGGTAGCACAATCCATGATCGAAGACAGTGTCGGCACACCTACTCCAGTGTTGACGCGTGTCGTACACGCTGACCCTCCACCGATTCCGACTTTGACACAGTGGGCACCAGCCTCAGCCATACGTTTGACTGCGCCTGCTGTTGCTACGTTCCCACCAATCACGCAAACATTTGGATTGCGTCTTTCTACGATGCGTCGAATCTGAACAATTTTTTCTAAGGCATGTGCGGAATCGCCGTGCGCTATGTCAAGAACGATTGCTGATACTCCAACGTCTGCGTAATAGCCGATTTCTTTTAGCAGAGAGTTCACCCCTACGGCTACGGCAACCTTGCGGCCTTCCTCCACCGTCTGTCGGATGAGGGATATCCTGTGGCCCGCCTGCACCCCTCGCGGGTACACGCCGATACCGCCAAGGTCTGAGATGGCAGTCAACATGGCTGGACCGCATACGGTGTCCATGTTCGACGCAATGATAGGGATGTCTAGTTTTAGTCCTGAAGAAAGTTCAGTTACGAGACTTACATCGTTACGACTTCTGACTTCAGAATATTGAGGGCTTAGAAGAACGTCATTGAAACTGATACGTTCGATCCATCCGGCTTCTCTCACAGTAACAATCTTTATCACACGATGATTGTTAGATTAAGGATCTACAATCGTTGACTCATGGGAATGGGAACACGCTCAGCAGGAGGTTCCCAGTTTTTTATTTCAATCGCAAGTTTTTCTAACACCTCTATCAAACGGGCTTGGTAAACCTGTTCGACAGTCTTACCTACCCCCTCCGCTCCGAAGATGGATACGTCATCCATATCTACCCCCAACTCGCTCAAAAATGTAACCTTGACTTCTTTATTCTTCGCACGAACTGCTGCCAACATGGCTGCACGTTTCCTCATCGAAGCAAGATTGTCCATCACTATGGCAAATCGTGTATTCCTTATTGCATCTCTTACCCGTTCAGGCGTTTCTATCAATGCATCACGAATCGACGCTTCGATCTCGGGATCAAGATCTTCAATGTCTCTCCCGGTTTGCAACACACCCATAAGCGCTTGGTCGGCAGGCGAATCGTCACGACCATAACTAGGTGTCATCGACCTCAGTGGTGCATGTTCCAAAGCATGGGTTGTCCATACGGTTGGAGGAATCTTGATCTCGGCAACATCATCCAAATCGAAAGAACCAAAGATCAACGCTTCCACATACAGGTCACCACCTAACTTCATCTCTGTCTCATGGATGCCCTGATCGCGGTAACCTATATTTTTATTGTTTGCACCCGCACCATCTATGACTAGTTCCAATGCGTCCAAGACTTTATCAGTAGTGGTTTTTTTGAGGGGGGCTGTTTGCGGGCTAACCGAACTAAGAAAAGATTCAACCAACTCTTCATCGGTGGCACCAACCATCGGTGCTGCCACAACTCCAGCGTTAAGAGTGTCCCCGTTACCTGCCTTCGTTCGCTCTTTCACATCCTCATTCAATACCAATTGAATCTGACCATAAACCGACTTTCCATGCATCGAACGCTGATGGTTCAGAGCAGTCAACGTATGATCCCTGTCAGGATGATCCCGCCGCGGATCGTGAACAAAGCCTTCGTCTTCTTCCGCAAGATACCTTTTCGTAGCCCCAGCATGTACAAAACCAGACGCAGGGCGCACCGATTCGGGAGCATCCCTCGGTACACCCTGTGACACCTCGTAATCTCCGCGGATGTCCTCGCCGCTATGTTGACTTGTTACTTCATGCGTAGTTTTGTAACCATCTTCCAAAAACGAATCGAACACTTCGCCGTGTGGCATTGCTACACAAAGATCATTGTCTTCATCGTCGTACCAGATTCGTAATGCTTTAGCAAGTTCAGCGACGAACTCCTCATCAGTGTGTGACTCTAAATAGTCGATTGCTTTCTGTAAACGTTCCTTGTACTTTCCATGTCGGTCTTTAATCTCCTGATCGTGTGGCCCAGCCAAAACGTCATCTTGAATATCTAGTTGTTCTCTCAATCTTTCCAATACTTTTTCACGGCTCTGCGTTACTAACTCGGCAGTCGTCTTAGTGCTAGCCACCCATGGTCTTCCCAAGGCTGCTTTCTCTGCCGTGCCTTCCGATCTTTTCGCTTCCGAATCGGTAAACGCTTTTCTTTCTTTCGCTGTCATACTCCAATGACCCCCGACAGCCTCCAACTCCGCTTTCACCTTCTCCGCTTTTGCTATACCCGTCAGCAATGGATGCGGCTCAGGTTCCGGCTCCGGTACCTTCGGTTTCTGTGCTTCCCGAATCGCCTCTGCTACTGCCTTCCGGCGATCCCCCAGAGCCAAACCCCGATCCTTCAAAGACGCAGAACCACCAGTCATTTCTCCTACGGTGCGAACCCCCGAATTTTTCAAAGTCCGCAACCCGGTACCCGGTACAGGAATTTCTTCCGTAGCCCAAGTGGGGGTATAAGCGACATCATTCCCATCGGCATCGACGTACCGTAAGCCGTCAACCGACGACAGAGATTCCATCCCGGCTTCAATAGCGTTACCCAACCTGTCCAGCAGTCGGAGTCCACCCGGACGTTCCCAAGCCGTGCCCTCTTGGACGATCATGTCGCTATCCGCGTCAGGCGGTGACAACTTGTACGGCTCCGGACGTAACCCTCCCCAACGCATGGCTACGGCAACACTCTTGGAAATAAGTTGATCTTCTTCCGACGCGTGGGTTCAGTCGTTGCCCACAGACGCGTCTTTCTGCCTGCCCAGATGAGCGCGTAGCAGACCGCTACCCCACTGAGAAACGGACAGATCATCCCCGTAAACGCTCCCCACACTTATTACAAAACTCCGACCACGGATATGAAGTACGGAATTCATCCGGATGTGTGCAATGCAATGCTTCTTTGACAACAGGCGCGACGGTAGATCGAATGAGATCAGACATGCTGACATTCATTTTTTCAGCAGCCTTTTTCCATTCATCTCGTTCTTCTTCTGAAATCCGAACAAGAATTTGTGCTGTCTTAGTTTCTTCTTCATTCATCATCATTGTCTCCACTGTCTTTGTCCGGTAATAGTTCAGCATCAATTACTTCTTCTTCATCTTCGACCTCTGCCAATACCCTCTCCACAACATCCTTTTCCAGAATCCCAGACTTACGCATCAATTCCAAAAGTTGCATAGATTCGGTGCGGTAATCAATCAAGCCGACCGTAGCCAAATCTTCCCCAGCCAAAGAATGACGCACATCGGTAGCCCCAGTAACATTCAAGTCCACCTTTTGCACTTCCATACCCAAAAGTTTTGAACGTCGATCCATAATGCCAAGCACCGTTTGAATCGCTTTCATGTCTGGTTCCACAACGATCTCTTCATCGCCATGCGTTTCGCGCCTGAACTGCGTCAACGGCCAAACCGAAGATTGCAAATTGTCTAAGCGTTCCAATTCCAAACGCAACACTTCTGGATATGCATATGCTGCTTCACGGTTTAATCTTTCTAAGACGCGACCGACGCCCTTGGACACGGCAGACACGGAAATCTCGTAGCGTTTAGCAATTTCTGAGTGAGAAGAACCTGCTTGCCGCATCCGAAACATTTTCAAATCCCGCTCGGCAATAAACTCTTTAGTCAAATTATTGCTAGTCATCGTAATTATAGTCCCCTAGAGGTGGAGGAAGATCATCCTTAAACTGTGGATCCTCCTTATAGTATCGCAGCATGTCTGCCATGAACTCTGCAATAGTGGGTTTAGTAGGCTTAACCCCTCTAGTCTTTTGCTCTTTAGCCAACTGCCTCGGAGTTAAACCAGCCCACACACCATGCATGTCTGCTGCCGGAAAACTCAAGGCGTATAGCAAACACTCCGGCTTTACATCGCACGCCCTGCAAATGCGCCGCGCTTCTGAAATATAAGTAATGTCTTTATGCCGTTTGGGAAACATCGCTACCCCTCGGCCTTTACAATTCGCTTTATCCGTCCAGTGAGTCTCCTCAAGTCCACCTAAGTTGTCATCATTCATCTACACCTTGTATTCCTTATCCCGATACAAAGCCCAACCATCACGAATGGTTATCATTTCTAGGTTGAATTTGCCGTCGCCCTCTTCGTAATCCACAACTGCAAGACCCTGTTGCCAATCCTCATATCTTGTCAACGGTCGTCCATCCAAATCCGTACCGCCCTTCGTGGAAGGGACCGCTCCGTCGATACGGGCCAAGCACCCCGGCGACATCGCCGTAACAGTCTTTGGTCCGTCAAAATCATTTCTAGTCATCTCAGCCCATTCACGCCTATGAATGTGTCCGTATATTACAGAAATCTTCTCTCGCTTTAAATATGCATGAGCAGTAGAACCTCCACTGCGAACAAGATCTCCATGTATTACCTTAATATGTTCATTGATCCAAATAGTGGATGCTGGATAACCAGAAAGATATTCGATATTGTAATCATCTAAACGACACAAGTTAGGAATACTCAACACCGGCCAACTCTCAGGGCTTTTACCTTGACGTATACCAAACGCTGCCATAGCATTATCTAACATAAAGTTTGTTAAACGTTCTTCATGATTTCCAGCAAGCCATTGGATTTCAGCCTTCGGTGCTACTTCTCTCACCGCAGCACAAATTTCCGTCGCCCGATCAATCGACGCCTGCGTCGTCTGTTGAAACGCCGGAGACAGTCGATACTTACCCAACTCTGGTAGATCTAAATTGTCACCGACCAACGCAACCCTGTCAGGATTCACATCCTTACAAATCGACAAAGCAATGTCGATGGCTCCCTCGTCGTGGGTTGGTTCCAGTTCCCCGTCCCTGTTTCGGAAGTAACCAATCTGCATGTCAGGAAAAACCACACACTTTTTGAACGCCGTCTTCTTCTTCTTGGTGGTGTTCTTTGGTACTGCAACTTTCGGACCCGGCACTATCACCGGCCAGTCAGGACCAGTCTCCCAAGATGGAGAGATCTGAATGCCAACCAAATCGTGGATGTGCGGATCCCCTTCCGCATCCTTTGTCAACGATTGGTACACCGATACCTTTTTGATGTCACCAATTTGTTCGATGTCGATGTCCTGCCGATCCAACATCTCTGCCAGTTTCCCCAAGGATGCTCTGCTCGGCTTTTGCATCTTCTGCAAGTTTGCTTTTAGATCCTTCTTAGCCATTGGCTGGACTCCCTAAACGCTCAGAACAGTGCGGATCGCATCTGCAAATCTGGCTGCGATATTTGGAAATGGTTTCTCTAGATATCTTGATTCCGTTGCTAGTCAATTCACGGTGAACTTCCGCAACTGAAATATCCGGGTTCATCATTGAATCTGAAATAAGGATTCCCAGTTCTAGGTCTTCCTCTCGGTATTTCTCTAGAAGCCTTTGGGCCGGACAGGTGGACGGTTCCTGTACCGCCAGTTCCTGCAACCTTGCTCTCAGTTCTTCCACATCAGTGTCCCTTGTTAGATGACGTTGTGGTCGTCACGACATCAGCCGCTGTCGTCTATGATAATCCACAGAACCCGGCTACTAAGGGACCAATAGAAATGGGTGAGTTCAAAGGCTATGGACCGCATCACGAACACTTCATAAAGAAGCGGATCACTGATGCTATTGCAGGAGCCGACACAGTAGAAATCGCAGCAGAAACCGTTATGCGAGTTCTCAATGAGATCCGGCTACTCGCGTATAACACCCAAGAAAGAGCGTCCCTACTCACCGCAACAGGTCGCGCATTTGTTGTTCTGGTAGAAAACCCTGAATCTAGCATCCGTGATGTGTCCACTAGATTGGGGGTTTTAGAGAATGCAGCCCACCGTGCAATAACAAAATGCGTGGAGGATGGACTAGTAGAACGACAAAAGCGCGGAAACGGGTTTACCTACACACCAGCCTACGAAGAGGTGTGGAAGCACCCAGATGTGTGGAGATTTGCTCTTGCTGTACTAAGAATGTCCAAAGAGCAACCAGAATAGGTACTTGATATACACGATTTTGCTATGTTAGAGTCTAAATCGAAGCAAAACGAGCGGAAAATCATATGACAGAATCACTTGGATCAGCAGGAGCAGAGGCAACATCGGCACCCGGCGAGGATTTGTCACTCAAATCCACAGAAATGTTGTTGGAGGAGATGGCTTCCACCATGATGGACGCCCAAATCGAAGAGACTTTCCTACTCCATTACGACGCGATCATTGCCGGAGGACGCGTTGGACAGGCCGGGTTTGAATCGCACATCATTCCCATGTCTAATCTGAAAGCATGTCTGGACAATGCCGGAACCTTGACGAAATCTCCAACGATTCTGCCTAGTTCTATCCGGGTCACATCCCAGAAGGTGATCACGCTTCCAGAAGTAGAACATCATCTACAAATAGCAGAAGTCAAAGACGCTCCGAAACGAAAAATGCCAGACGATCAAAGGTCAATCGTAACGGCTGACCCAACGACGTATAGACTTCCAGAACATCTACTTCATACTCAAGAAGATTAATCCAGTTTCGCAGATAACCAACTGGAGAATGCGTCGTCTTCTACCGGGATCCACCAGAGTTGACATTCCTGCACATGGAAATCATCGCCCATCAGCGCCCATGCGATTTCCATCTTTGAGGAAACCTCGGCACTACCTACGTTGCATTCCAAACCAAAAGTGTTTATGAAATACCCAACTACGCATTGGGCTTCCCGAACATTGCAGAAACCATCTTCGGGACAGTGGGATAGTTCTACTTCTACTTCATGCTTGTTTAAACGCAGAGAAATAATATGACCGTCGGTATGCCAAACAACATCAGCGCCTAACGCTGTTTCCATTACTTGTCTTTTTTCTCGGCTTCTGGCTCTACGGTAGCCGGAAGGATCTCCACCTCGGCTAGTGCTGCTTGCAACTTAGCAATAGCCATTTTGAGAACAGTATTTTCAGACATCAATGTTCCGATTTGTGAACTCAAGTTTTGAATAACTTCTTCTGGATTGATATCCAAACTTGCCATTATGATTCTTTCTGCTCTGGGGCTTGTTGATTAGGATAGACTGTTGCTGGAGGTATGTCAATGACCGCAGCCCAACACGATCTGACCTGTGAACAGGGAACGACGTTCATCAAAACACTTACTATCAAGGACAGTTCTTCCGTTGCTCGCGACCTTAGCGCACACGCGGCCCGGATGCAGGTACGCCCGGATATCACATCGTCTACCAAACTCTTGGACCTGACCTCAGCCGGAGGAGACATCACCCTGAATTCCAGCGGTGTTATTCAGGTCACGGTGAGTGCAACTAACACCGCCGCCTTATCTCAAGGCGGAGTTTACGATCTAGAAATAGAAGCAGCAGGCGTGGTGGAACGAGTCATTGAAGGCGATTTCAATTTGAGTAAGGAAGTCACTCGCTAGTTCTTCTTTTTGGCCTTCGACTTCTTCGGTGCCGGTGCTTCCTTCACTGCTTGAATCACCATCTCCTGTAGTTCTCTCCGCTCTTCATGGCATCGTGCCACTTCTTTCTCCAAAGCAGTTATCCGACTTTCAAGAACAGCACGATCCGACAGGTACTCCCGTTCCCGGCGATCCATCTCGTCACGCAACTCGTCGCGTAAACGCTGTCCAATCTGAAAGTCGGATTGATAACGCTCAGTTTTATGTTTCCTTCGCACGTTTCGCTCTCTAAAAATCGCGGCGATAGCCACTAGTACAGCACCTACGGCTCCGCTCGCGAAAAGAGATTCCATGTCATGTCCTCTTGGAAGGTGCTGCTGATCATAGCAAACATGTCCATACTGCTATTCGCATTCACAAAAAAATCATTCGGATGGCGTATTCTTCAGCACCATGTTAACCGTAATCATTGCTTCTTATCAGTACGGACACCTAGCCGCACACTGTATTGAAAGTCTCTTATCGCAAACCAAGCAGCCCGACAAGATTCTGTTTGTGGATGACGGCGTTGGCGACTGCACACACCTACCAGATATTTATCCTGAGATCGAATACGTCTTGCGGGAGGAAAATCTTGGCACGGTAGACAACTTTCAAGACATGCTCATGAGGGTGGAAACCGAATACACAATGTTTATCGGCGCAGACAACTGGTTCCGTTCTGATGCCATAGAGAAACTGTTAGGACAAGACGCCGACATTGTTACTTATGAAATCATGGTGACCGGAGAGTTCAAGATGAACCACCCCAATGCTCGTCTGCCAAACGCAATGTACAACGGAGATGTCTGGTGGCACAGGGATGGGCATCACGGTTCTATGTTGTACCGCACATCCTTTGGGCAAGCAGCAGGGTATGCCCGACGAGAAGGTGGAACAAATTCAGAAGAAGACTGGGTGCTGTGGGATCGGATGCTGGAAATGGGAGCGAGACGCGTTCACCTCTCGGAACCTCTCCTCTACTACAGAAGGCACAGAGAGAACTTCATTGACTGTCGTTAAGGAATCTTTTGGGGATTGATATTCTCAACGATTTTGCCATCGACAAGATAGTCGGGATAGGCGCTCGCTGATCTGCTTCGACAGAAACCGTTCATGTAGGTCATCCTAGAACCGGTCGATTTGTTCTCTTCGCTTCCATGAACAATCATTACTGACCAGATCATCATGTCTCCCTTCTTCGCCGTGTATTTCTTTCCCCTGTATTCCCCTCTCTCAAAAACTCTTAGATTCTTAGGATCTTCAAAAGTCGGCCATTTATGAGAGCCTTGGATGAATTCAACAGAACCGTTGTCTTCGGTGATGTCGTCTACGGCAATGATTGTCTGAAGATAATCCGTTGCAAGATCTGAAGTAAACACATGGCTTTCCCTGAATATAGTGTCCCTATGCCATGCAAAAGTATCCAAGTCTGCTTGTTCTCGGAAGTAAATCTGGTTATTGATCTGCCGAACTTCATCACCTAAAAACATATGCACAACCGCCCGCATACGCTCATCAACGCGTATGTTATTCAAATAACTATTGGCTAATGCGGGAAAGAATATCAAAGACTTTTTATTGTAGGCTTGCTCACTTGGAACATGCTTATATCCTGCCGACTTGATTTGATCGTCCGTAACCCCGTATGCTTCTTTTTTTATCCTGTCGCACTCTTCCGCGGTAAAGACGGAGGGTATAACCGCCACTCCTTCTTCTTCGTATTCTTTAAACATAATCACTGTAAATCTTGTATTGGTTATCGTGTACACCTTGTGTAACAGAATAAGCCTTTTGAAAACCCACCTGCTTCACGCACTCTATAACTTTATCGCAATATTCTCCATAGGGATAACGTAAGTATTTAGTTCTAAATGGTGGAGTTATTTCTTGCAGTATCTCTTTTTCTGATAGTAAACAAAGGTTCCTATGCGACCATGTATGCCACCCTATTTCAAATGCATAATTATTGCATAATTCTTTTACTTCTTGCATAGTACAATAACGTTCTAGTTTGGGAACATTTGATAAGTCAAACTCATTAGTCCCACCTAAGAAGTTTCCCATCACGAACATAATGCCAGACTTGCCCTCCAACACATCTTGATTCTCGTAAACGTTTCGATATACCCCATCAAATCCAATCGGATCATCACAGGCAAGTATTTCCTCACGGGTATGATAATTGGGATGATCTTCGTTTCCAATGTTGTGCGCTAGCCTCAACCGCTCCATGGGGAATACCGTTCATACTTGTAAACATTGAACACTGAAGTGTATTCCCTGTAAGGAAATCGAAACGTTTCTATCAACCTTCCAAACGGATAAGGCAACAACCAGTCTTGAATCCCACCAACACAGACATGCTTACTGGCTACCTCCGACACCAGCCTCGCTATCTGTTCATGGTCGTACTGCCTATAAAGCAGACCAGTCACTAGAACTAGATCGTACTCTCCCTGTGGGGCGAACACGCGTTCGACATTCTTAGGCAACCTGCTCGCAGCATTATCACTCATCTCAATGGCGTGGATCTGCTCTGCCGGAAGATCCCCCGTTATGAATCCCTCACCAGCGCCGACATCCAATGCCCTGTCGTAATGTTCGCCTAAGCCTTCTAGGACTGTCAGGTAGAAACGCTTGCGGTAGATGTCATCTGGAGTGACCGTGTACTCCCACGGGTCATCCTGCTCATACCATTCTTCAAGTTCCTGCTTGGTTTGCATTCATAACGCTTCGATTTGATCTGCGATTCTCCTAAGTTGTTCAGACAAACTCGGAGCCATTTCAGCCATCGGATCCGACGGCTTCGGTGGTGCCTCAATAATCTTCTCTGATTCTGCGGTTTCCTTCGCAGCCTCTTCCTTCTCGGCAATCATCCGGGCAATAGCATCCCAGTCAATACCGGGATCCAATGGATCAGGACCAAGATTTTCTAACTTGTAATCTGAAATATCCCACGCCATGTTCTCAGGAGACACCGCAGGCCCGCCGTAATAGGCGTCCAACCACGCCCAAACCACCGCCGTCTTATCAGTGACTACAAGATTGTGGCGAACCCAGTCACCTCCATCCACTCGGGCACGAATGAAACCCTCATCGAAATCAGCCTCGCACTCAAAGAGAACGGGATTACCGCCCACCTTGATCTGTCCGACCTTGACTGAATCGCCCCACTTCGGAACCTGACCAAGATGGTAGAAGTACATACCGATAGGCATGTAGCCATCCTTAGTCTTGCCGAACCATGTACGGAACGAGAATCCGTCCGGATTCGGTTGCCGGTTTCCATGGCCGTAAGACTGGCCCCTCTCGTTCTTGTACCGCAGATCGGCAAACCCCAGCGTCTTTCCCGTACTGTGGGAATTCCAATTGCCAAGTGCCCTCACCATGTAAGACACTTTCACATGGCGACACGGCGGCACCTCTTTGTAGAGGGCGCATCCATAATGATCGCCCTCGCGGAACATTAGCCGTAAAGCGTCACCGCTTACATAAGCGTTGTGGACATTCCCGCTCCACGATTCCTGCCATCCCTCTTCAAAAGTTTCATGAACCAAGATGGACATGACTAACTCCTAACTGTTACCGCCTCCGCAACCGCCGTGCCCTTGCTCGGCGCGGCGAAGTTCCCCTGCTGCCCGGACCCCGACGAGATCCAGTTCCTCGTAGCCCCTTTGTCTTTGTTGCTTTTCTTTTCGCTGCCATTATCGTTTATCTCCGTCATATGGCGTTCCAATACCCTCAGCAATCAATACATCGTTTAAACAAATACCTTCGTCATTGACTATCCGCCCCAGAACCCGACCAAACTTTCCCTTTTTATCTAAAGAAGTTTCAATAATGGGACAGTTCCCAGCATGTTCAAGAAGCCAGCGTCCAACAAAATCTTTTGCCGCAAGACCCAAAGCCTTTTCCTCCAAGTCTCTGGTACGAGATTCCGGAGTATTGACCCCTACAAACCGCACGCGTGACTTGTATGAAATATCAAAACCCAAATCAAAAATGACATCTATGGTGTCCCCGTCTACGACTCGGTCCACCTTGGCGCGATATTGATATAACTGCATCGAAATATACTAATGCCTATTCAGCCAACTCAATGAAGATACACTGCAAAAACGCTCGGACATATTTCTTCACATAAACCATCCCCAGTGCAAAGATCTTGATCAATCCATACTTTTATCATTCTACCTCTTCTATAGTCAAGCGATACCACCCGTCATTGTTTCCGTTATAGACCGAACCTCTTACTACATAGTCGCCCGCAGCCTGATTGGTGCGAACGATGCGACTATCCCACTGATCACTAACATTGTCGATGACTGGAGGGAGATCCGGCCAATCTGAACAATCGGTACCAGCATCTTCGCATCTAATTACATGTGGAGTTTCATCCACATCCACAGCGGTACTAGGCGGGTTGACACAAGTGTTCCCACAGTCGTTCCCGCCGTCATCGTCACTTTCAATCAGTTGACCAACCCCTACCGCTGATGCGTCTCCTGAGTGGTTTCCTTCAGGAGCGTGGGTATCCCAGTTCAGATAGATGTACGGGTCACCAGCCTCGTTGTTCGTATTGAACTGGGCGTGGGTCAGGTTCGTTTCAGCGTCGATACGGATGCTCGTCGGTTCGTCCAATGTGAACTGGACGTAGTCGTAATCGGTGTGACTGCTAGACGAGACGATGCACCAGTCCCCCATCCCTGTCCAGCCGCCCTCAGAGCAACCCTGTTCAACCTGTTGACTCGCTGACGTACTAGCAGTCGTTACAACATCTGCTGTAACACTCGTTACAACGTCAGCCGTAGCGGTCGTTGTGCTGACCTCAGTATATGCATCTCCGACGGTGACAGTAGTTGTTTCAGGACTCCATCCACGCGCCGTGGAGCAGCCGACGTTCACCCCGTCATAGAACGTACAAGTTGTCATGTCGGAACCAGTACGAGCAACAACAGTCGTTGTGTCAACAAGGGTATTGGTCACCGTCGTAGCAGTCGTAGTTTCTGTCGTAGTTTGGGTCGTAGTTTCAGTCGTAGTTTCAGTCGTAGTTACCGTTGTCTCCCAAGTGTGCCAGTGCCCGTCATTGGCATCACGACTCAACACGGCGGTCATATCCGTAGAGACTTCTGTACCAGTGACATTCGCAGCCGTTACCTCAGTGCCGGTGACGTTCGTAGCCGTCACGGCTGAACTGGTAGCCGTTCCGGTCTGAGCCGTGGAAACACTGGTTGACAGGATTTCCGATATGGGAACGTCCTCGTATGTGTAGGAAACCGTCGGGTAGTAGACAGTCTCTACGACGACCACAGGGATGATCGCTTCCTGCACCTCTTCGGGCAGATACTCGGCAGCAACGTCGGCGCTGACTACCCCTATTTCTACCTCTTGGGCGAAGTCAGCCCATGTTGCATACCCACTCGGCAGTTCGTCGCCCCAGTCGTCGTAGTAGCCGGGGTCATTTGCTTGATCGTAATCGTCCCAAGTTTCATACCCTCCGGGGGCATCAGCACAGGCAGAGGTGCCTCGGCAGCCCCCATAGGGGTCGTCCCAACCGGGGTCATCATCCCCCTCGTTCGGATCGAAACCCGGATCCTCGCACCAGCCATCATCACAAACGTCAGGCTCGTCAGGCTCCCAATCTGGATCCCAGTCTGGATCTTCTACCTCCCAGTCTGGGTCTTCTAACTCCCAGTCTGGGTCTTCTTCGATCTCCTCGTCCCAAGGCTCCTCTTCGTCCACTGGCTCTTCGTCTACTGGTTCCTCGTCTACTGGTTCCTCTTCATCCACTTGCTCCTCATCCACTTCTTCTTCTTCAGGAATAGAGCCGTCGGATTCTGTGTCTTCGTCAAATTCTTCCCATTCTTCCTCTTCCCATCCGGGGTTGTCGTCATCAGGGTCTACATCTTCCCACAACTCTGGCTCTTCTAAGTCATCAACATCTTCACCCGTGAATTCATTCCAGTCGTCCCACTCCTCCTCGGTCCACTCCTCGGTCATGTCCTCCCAGTCCTCCTCCCACTGGGCTTCCATTTCCTCGTCGTATTCCTGCCAGTCCTCCTCCGTCCACTCCCATGTCTCGCTAGGTGACGGTCCCCAGTCCTCGGGCCACTCGTCCAGACCCTCTTCTGCAAGGATCATGACCTCTTCATCCGCGGCCCATTCTTGGTCGTAAGCGTCCCAATCGTCTTCAGTCCACTCAGCCGATTCCGTGGGTGATGGACCCCACTCCTCAGGCCATTCCTCTACGCCTAATTCCTCCAGCAGTTCTTCTTCCCACGCCTCTGGATCCTCTATCTCCTCTTCCCAGATGGCGTCCATTTCCTCGTCGTAGGCGTCCCAGTCTTCTTCTTCCCAGTCAACGGTTTCGGTAGGCGACGGACCCATGAGGTCTTCGTTCCACTCCTCCAAACCCATCTCTTCCAGAATCCACGCCTCTTCCAAATCGGCGTCATACTCCTGAAAGGCGAAATCCTCTTCGTAATATTCTTCTTCGTATTCCTCCCAGAACTCCTCCTCATCAAACTCTTCATGTTCTTCAAAGAATTCGATGCGCTCCTCTTCGACCTCCTCCATGAACGATTCAACTTCTTCAAACAGTTCTTCGACATCGACAGCCTCACCAAAGAGATCGTCCATCAACTCCTGTTCTTCTTCAAAATATTCGTCGTCGTATTCGACTTCATCCCACTGCTCGTCTTCCCAATACTCTTCATCCACACTGAGAAGAATCTCAACGAAATCAATCTCATCTTCTTCAAATATTTCAGGGGCTTCCCACTCTTCAACTGATTCAATCTCTTCGACGTAGGACGCGCCCAACACTTCTTCGATGCGATCCTCAGCAACCGCTTGGAAATATTCAGCATCCGAAGCGACCCACGCTTCAACTTCAACTTCTTCTGTGGAGATCTCCCCTACATCTGCATCGAACGTCAGTTCGATAACAACGGGAACGATTACCGGTTCTGGTGCAGGGGGCAGGGTCACTGCCGGAACATCCGGTCGATCCGGAATGGTGACAGTCGGTTCATCGAACACCTGTTCGACAACCCGGTAGGCGGTCATGTCAACCTCTACCTCGGCCAGCACCTCGCCCGCTTCATCCTGAATAGCAATATCCAGCGTGTCTCTGACTGGCTCCGACTCAGGAATTATGACACCCGGCTGCTCAGGTTCAGGCTCCGGTTCTGGGGCAAAAGCCACCTCAATTTGCTGACCGGCTTCCAGTTCGATCTCAACCTCAAGGGCATCAACAGCAATCGCGACAGTCGCTTCCTCTATCTCTGCAATTTCGATTGCTTCTTCAGAGAAGGCCAACAACGACTCAACCTCTTCAGATTCTTCCTCAGCCTCTTCCTCAGCCTCTTCCCACCGTTCCGGTTCTTCCTCCTCCACGATGACCGCTTCAATCTGAACAGATTTCTCCTCGCTCAGAACCAGTAGAGAAAACTTCTGTTCAGTTTCTTCTTCTATCTGTTCCTCTATTGCTTCTTCGATTCTGTCCCTCGTAGAAGTCGGCTCTTCTGCTTCAGGAGTTGGAACGTCAATCTCTTCAACATCTGCGGAGAACGACTCCACCCCCGGTGGAAGAAACACCAAAACTGGATCAGCGGTGCTTGGTCCTGAAATCAGATAACGATAGGTAGCGCCTTCAATCTCATTGACAAACGCACCATCGTAATAACCCAGCCTGTCACCTGATTCAGTTTCAATCTTGAGAGCCATCTGCTTGTCACCAGAAGCGGCAACGGTAAGCATCGTCCCCGACTCTTCTCCCTCTTCCTGAGGGCAGAAACTGCAAGTAAATGGACCGGACCGGGAACGCATCGGAGTGAGTTCCATAGTCCCTGTCCCACCAAACCAAGCCTCCGATTGTTCCGTGGGATTGGTCGCAGCAAGGGCATACATCCACTGACCGTCATTGGATACGTCGATCCAACGTTCCTCGTTGGGCCAGTTGGAATCGTAGATATAGATGCGATAGCCACCGGCCATCTCTTCTACCCGGTAAGGGGTGACGGCGTGTCCGCCCTGTTCGCTGTAAATACCGATTGTGAAACCGGTGTGTGGGTTTCCTTTTTCTGCTTCTGAGAAATCGTAAAGAAGAACCTCTGCCAATTCTGTGGGAGACTTCTCTAGATAAGAGGAGGCTTCCTGCTGTACCTCCATAGCGAACTGGGTTACATACCAGTAGGCGATTTCAGAAAGCAGTGCCGGATCCTGCTTAATGAGTTCCGCAACAGTTTGCGTGTTTTGGAAGGTCGCAAGGGTTTCTATGTCACCTGCGAGGCGGAGGCTCAACACGGCCAAGCCTTCGCACAGCCCTCCACGCATTGACTTGTTCGCCTGCGACATCAACTGCAAGATCACCGGATACGGCGTACATTGACCATCGGTTACATCTGAACAGACTTGGTTGTCGCCATACAGGCGACGCGCCATGTTTACTGTCAGATCTGCGGGTGCCTCACCACCACCAAAGTTCTCAAATGAGAAAGTGTCCTCATTGGTTGTGTAATCCGGAATGGAGTGATCCGCTAGAGGAACTTCTTCAAGGACAGTTGAAGCAATGGTGGTAGTGGTAGGAACAGTACCGATTGCATTAGTAGTTGTCGTGACAACACTAGTAGTTGTGGTAGGGGGAAAGAGAGTCGTTGTGGGAGTGTCAGGGTCACTACTGCCGCCACCACAGCCCGAAAGAACTAACGCACCTGCCAATAAGACAGCAACGAATTTCTTCACGGCGTTACTGCCGTTTACGTTTGTTCTGGTACCAGAAGAGAAGACCGATGAATAGGACCAGACAGGCTCCTACAATAATTGCAGTTGTAGAGCCGCCCGGTGCCCCACTCATATCTAGAGAAAAGTTTTTAGTCCCTCCACCAAGAAGATCATTCTCGGCCTTCAATTCCGCTACTGCTTCTTCCAGCAACCCCACCTTGTAATCTAGGGCTGCTTCTTCTCCAGATGATTGCCATAGAAATCCAAAAGCACCCGAAAAAGCGGCAGGCAGCCCAAGAACATAAGCAATATTGTCTTTGATCTTGTCGATCAAGCCAACGTTGCCTGAGTTCCCGACTGCCTGCCCAGTAGTTCCCGTCTCTTCTAAGGCTTGCGAGATTAGATCCGCAGCGCCCTCAAGACGTTTCTGTAGACTATCACCCATAACAACAACCCCTTGTGAGCCTAGTTGCTATGTATCATAGCCTCCCATTCCATACAGAAAATCATAGAATGAAATGTCTTTTCGATAATGTTTAGGACATCATCGACGGTGAACGATCACCGAACTTGCTTGCGGCCCAGCCCTTGATAACTGCAACACCTGCTGACACACCGGCCATCAGGATCATCTTCCAATTATCAACGCCCAAATCCATAACGCTGTTGGTACCCATGGCACCAATAGCGGCCTGAATAAAAGTCGCAATTGTACGTTCAGCCAAATCTTTGTACTCGGCCATATCTAACCTCATTTGTTCGACAATAATGTCAGCCGTTGAAGGCTTTCATAGTTTACTCTACAATATTATGCTGAAACCAGCATCTTATACTGTTTTGCTACGAACTATTCAGGTGGCGTAGGCCACGCCGGAAGCGTTGAAACCCTGTCCGATTGTGCCGGATAATCCCGAAGAGCCTGACGACCTGTTACACAGGATGAGAGAGGGTGTAGGCGCCCTATACGAGCGTCACTCAGGCGGTGGAGGACCGGAAATGTATCCGCTAGCCAGCACTTCAGCATCAGCCCAAACCGCTTGGCAGAAAGCAAGTGCTTCCGCTTCGGTAACTTCCGTTACATCCCAAGTTTCCAACCCAGTCAGATCGACACTCTCAGCGAGATAGCCGATGCGGTACCCGTCACCATCGACAGCCCAACCGGCTTCAGCGTGACCACCGCTGTCTGCGATGTGGCCTTCGGGGCCAGTCCCATGGGCTCCGCCGGACAGGCGCCATTTCAAGTAAATCATCCGCCCAACTCCTTAGCCACTTCGGCCATCAACTGCTTCTCGCGAGCCTCAATCAGATCGTCCAACTTCCCGATCTGGCGCATCGAATCCAACTGCGCCCACTGCACGCTCCCCGACATCATCTGAAGATTCGTTTGCCGTGTGAGTCGCTTCTCCCAATACTCAGGTTGGGCGTGCTCTATTTCGTCGCGGGTGTAATGCTGGCAGTCATTGAAGATGTCCTCCAGCACCGCCATTTCGCGTTGCGCGCCTTTCATAACAATCAGGGTTTGTTCCAAGCCGACCTGCTTTTCTTCGGCTTCGATTGCGTCTAGTTCGTCGCCTGTCTCTAACAGGCGGGCTATCTCTATTTTGGCTTTTCGTACACCCAGTTCAGCCATCCGTAGTTTGTAGCCTGTGTCTTGAAGTTCCATCATCAACTGGTAGAACTGCATTTCGGGTGTGTCGTGTTGGCCGAGCACAAAGTGGATGATTTGGTATCGGGAGCGGGGTTGCTGTATTTCTGCGATTGCATCGTGAATGTTCATTCGATGTTTCCGTTAGCCATAGCAGCAGGGTATTCTCTGCCCACCGACAAACCTGTTGATAACGTGGAACGGGAGTCATTGCTGAAAGCGAACTTGTCAACTGTGGTGGTGGAGTTCCCGTCACCTCCAAAATACCCAGCGGTTCCCGAATCGGCCATTCCAGCAAGAGCGTAACGCGACGAAGAAAGACCCGTACTCAACGTGGAACGGGAGTCATTGCTGAAAGCGAACTTGTCGACTGTGGAAGTAACAAAACCTCCGCCGAAGTACCCCGCTGTGCCAGAGTTTGCCATTGCAGCGAGTCGTTGGCGAACCGATGACAAACCCGTACTCAATGTCGTGCGGGAATCGTCAGAGAACGCAAACTTGTCAACTGTGGAGACAGGCCCCAAACCTCCGCCGAAGTACCC